GCCGGAGCGTTCGCGTATCCCGACGACGGGTCAACGAACACAGACGTCTTTTTCCACGTGTCTGGTTCACGAGGAGTTAAGGGAACGGATGATCGTGGTCTCGCTCTTTTCGATGGTGATGTCTTTATTTCTGGTAACTTTGAGCTGTCTCCAGAGTCTGCTTTCTCACTGGCGGGGGACTTCACAATTGGTGGTGACCTAACCGTTGGTGGAAATGACATTCTCGGGTCCGCTGGTAATGCTCTGAGCTTCGGAGCCGTAGATCCTGATGTCACCATTACCAGAGGACTTAAAATAGGAAACGACGCCCTTACAGGGTCTGATGGTACGGTTTTTCTTGTTCACACTGGAGCGGGAAATACCGGAATATACGGTATGCTGCAAGTAGCTGGTAACGAAATCAAGAACTCTCAATGGGACACGGTCTTGAGGTTCTCAGAATATAGTGGAACTCCAGGTACTATATATGGTCAAGGGGTGGGAGGAAAGCCAGGGCCCTTATTGGGAGAAGTGTATATAACCGGTTCAGGAGTAGGGTATGGCGCCGCAGAGCTCTTCATTGATGGTGATCGAAAGCAGGGCGTTTTAAATCTTTCGAATATCAACGCTGGTATTTCAAGCGAGGACCCACTCGGAGTAATCAAGTTTGGCTCCAATAATGGAGGCTCAGGTCGTTCCGATGCAGCTTACATAGGTGCACGAGCAAAATCAACCTGGAGTACTGTACCAGATTTTAACACAGCGATTGAATTCTGGACAAGAGGAACTTCTGACAGCGGATTTGGACCCCCTAAGCTAAGAGCAACTATAGAAAACAACCCCAACGTCTCAGACAGGATTCAGCTCACGATTAGCGGAAACCTTAAGCTAGCTGACGGCCTCTCCCCTGGCGGTGGGAGTAGTTTTGGATCTAGTGTTCTTAGTGCTGATGATGTTGTTTCGTTCAGCGTTTTAGACAACGGAACAGTCCGCTTTTTTGAGGACGCTATTATAGATAGTGATGTTTACATCGGCGGAAATCTAGACGTTAACGGTACGTTGACAACGATAGATACTGTAAACCTGCAAGTTAAGGATGCCCTAATCGAGCTAGCTAGCGCTGGCGGAGGCGGTTCAAATAACACAAATGGCGGTATTGCAATTGCCAGTGGTTCTAGTATAAATGATGTATCTCTGGTGTTCGGGCGAGGTAGCGCAAATGATACGTGGCGCGCTGGTATAAAAGATACCGTTGAAGGAACTATAACTGATGTATCCGATTCTGAACCTGTTAGGGTAGAAATGGCTGGCGTCAGTATCCCAGCGACTGCACCCGGAGTTGGTTACCTGCTAATAACAGGTTCTGACAATGCTCTCGGTACCGTAACTCACTTAACAGCGTCGACAGGAAACGGACTAGGTAGAGGCGGTATTCTGTTTAATCCAGGACCTAGCTATGGTACAACATTCAAAAATCAGATCAACTTAGACCCGGGTAATCAAATCAATGCCGGTGACAATCCATTGATGGTTACCTCTGATGGAAATGATTTAAGCTTCTACGCTCCAGCCGGTTCATTCCAGGTACGGAATGTTCAGAGTCAACTTGCGGGAGCAACTCCCGCTGATGATGACACTGATCTCCAGATTGGTATTCCCACAACTAAATTGAGGTCTGAGAGACTTGGATCTACATGGTTCTATGGTTCACAGCTTTTCGTTTCCGGTACTCATATTAACATAATAGCAGACAGACCAGCCGACGGCGGCGGGGGAAGTTACTTGAATAATATACCGGCACAAAGCATCGTTCTTAGTGCGTCTTCAGATGAGCAAGCCGGTGGAGCAGTTATAATTCTTAGCTCCAGTCAAGAATATGCTGGTGGACCGGGTAGCGGATTCGAAGGATTCATATCTATCGGTGGGAACCAAGCAGACGTCGATCGTGACTTTACCATGCTTCGACATCGGGACGTAAGGACACTATTGAGTGGAGCTGTTGGTACAACCAACTCTAACACAAGAGGGGTTACCTTAGTCGGAGGTGACTTGGTTGTCTCTGGTAACACTGATTTTAAAGGCGCTGTTGCTATTGGTTCAATCTCTTCAGATAACTTGACACTCGCATCCGTGAGCTCAAATGAACCATATCTCAGATTTAGAGACAGTACTGTACAAATCAATAGAAGAACCGGAGATGACGCTTTAGTGTTTCTTGATGGTGACTTAGGTATATCTAAATCTCTTAGAGATCTGGCTTCCTTATCTGTCACTGACAATACTGACGTCTTTACAATCAGTGGTGGTGAACCATCGTACATAAAGACGACTGGCTCGTTCTCATTCGATTCAGATGATCAGTATACGACCGCTGTGAATGGCGGTAACTCAGATACATATTTCTACGTTAGTGGATCAATAGGTTCTGCCGTCAAATCCTACCGACCAGCCAGCAACTTGGATAGAGGAACAGCAGTGTTCGGTGGTGATGTACACATATCTGGTTCAATATTCACTGACAATCCTCAATTCTATATGACACTCCACACTGCATATAATACGCCTGGCTATGGTTATCCGGTACCGTTTTCCGGGCTCATGGCAGGTGCTGGTGCAGTAATTGATACGGACGGATCAGGAATTCCAGTTCAGGTGAGAGGTGCAAATGCAGGTAATGAACACCTGTTAGCTCTCACAGGAAGTATGGCATTTGCGTATCCGGGTAGCGGTGATAATGTCAAGATAGAGATGAAGACAGACAACCGGCTCGAATTTCACAACAGCGCCGGCGAAGTTTTCAGGATGACAGGCGCGAGTGGCGGACAAGCTGTCTGGTTTACGGGTAACAACAGAATCTATTTTGAGGATACATCTAGATATGTTTATGGCGTCACGCAAGACTCAGTCAAGAAGTTGAAACTTGAAAACACTGATTCAGGCGGAACAGTCGCTGTCTCCACAAATTCAGGACGAATGGAAGTCACCGGGAGTCTTTACCCGGGTGCAGACAACACCTACGATCTTGGGTCCAATGATTACAGGTGGGCAAACATCTATACAGGCGACTTACACCTGCAAAATGAACGTGGCGATTGGACTGTGATCGAGGAAGAAGACTTTCTCACTTTGCGAAACAATAAGAACGGCAAGAGATACAAGCTCTTGATGGAACTTATGGACGAGGAATAAGAATATGTCAATTTGGGTAACAGGATCTTTAGAAGTCAGAAACACATCAGGTGACCTCGTTTTCCAAGTAGGGGACAGCGCCGTTGCTAATCCAGATCCCACTCCTATGAACTTTAGATCCTCTATTGTCGAAGGGTCTTTTGAGGTTATTGGTGATCAGAATGTCAGCCATAAAATCCTTACAGCATCTTATGCTGGTGGCACTAACGGTGCCCGGGTTGGAGTAGGTGTAAGCGCAGAAACAAACGTAGCTTTCGCGGTAGGTGGAGACTTAGGATTAAGCGATACTTCTAGTGATCGCAGGATTGTAGTAGAGTCAGCTAGCGCTTTAGGAGATGCTTATATAAACGCTGGGTATGATAACAGTAACCGTCTTTTCATAATGTGGGAAGGTCAAGAAAAACGCATACGGATGGGTACCAGGGAAAGTGGTAGTACGTACTTCAGCTCTTTTATTATTAAATCTGGAAGCGCTGATTTACAAAACACTTTTACGGCCGGCGGAGATATAAAGGCTGGTGGTTCATTACAAGTCGGCGGTAATGTTATTCAAGCTTCAGACGGTGGAAACACCATCATCATGGATACGGATGATAACGTTACAATACGTGGTGACTTAACAGTCAATGGTGGAGACATTCTTGGACCCACTGCCGGCCAATTAGCAATCAAGTCAGATGGTAATGCTATCATACAGGTTGATGCAGATAGCACCGGTGGAACCCCTGTTTTTGCTGTTTGGGATGAGTCTCAAAATCCCCAGTTTAGAGTACAGCTAAATGCTGCTGACGGCGGCACTAATAGCGTGACAACCACATATGGGCACGCCCATGTGGGAGAGAACTTAAACGTTACCGGATCTTTTGAGATGGGTAGTAGCGCAGTAGCCAACTTCGGCGCGGGTTCGACCCTAAACTTTGGAGCGAACTCTTCTATTGATTGTGCTGCTTTCACTATTGACTCCACGTCAAACATAACGCTAGATTCTGACTTAAGTCAAATATACATCAAGGATAACGGTGCTGATCGTTTCTCTTTCACCGCTGCTAACTTAAAAATACATAATGAGAGCAATACTTCAGACTATTTTGCTATTGATGTTGGAGCAAATGGGGCGACTACGCTGTCTACTGTCGATGATGGTGTCACTGCTACTGGTCACCTTTATGTAAATCCAGACGGTATCATACAACTACAACCGATCGGTGGAGTCAGGATCGTTGGAACCAACCCTTACTTGAGAATTGGTGATGGTGGGGCAGAAGACGTTAAGGTTGAGTTTTATTATCAAGCAGCTGGTACTCTTTACTACCATGCCGGTGTGGATAATACTGACAGTATCTTCAAGATTGGACATGGGAATGTTCTTGGTACAGATTCAGCTATAGAGGTTGACACAACAACATCTGTTAACGTGAATCTTCCCATGACAGTTAATGACACGATCACTCTAGAGAATGGCGCAACAATAGGTAATGGAGTCTCAGGACGGATTGATCTTGCCGCCGCCACGACACGCTTGAGTGGTGACTTACAAATTGCAGGAAACGACATCTTGAACAGCGGTGGTACCGCTGTGATGTCTATTAGCACTGGTAATGTCGTTGCCACCGCGGATGTTGAGGCCCAGAACGTTCTAGCTGGAGGCTTGACTAGTACTAATTTGACTAGGGATAGAGTTGTGATTGCTGGGACTGGTGGTTTGCTAGATGATAGTGCTAACCTAACTTATACTACTAACAGACTAGCCATGGAGGGTGGCGGAACTCCATCAGTAGTGCTCATGTCAGATAGTACAAGTATGAATAATGGCGCCGGTTTGTACCTAAAGAGATATGTACCAAGTTCTACGACGCCTGCAGCAGGATATAACGTTGGTGAGCTAAACTTCCAAGCCTCCACCGATGATATTACATATCATGACGTCGCAAACGTTATAGTAGAGTTTTCTGAAACCTTCCAGCCAGCTACGGCGGAAGGAACTAGAATTGTTTTCAACTCCACGGCCAACGGAGCGACGTCGACCACTCAACACTTACAGGTCGGAGGTATGGATAATGCTCATGTTGCTGTTGGGTCTAATCCCCTAACAAATGGTGGTGGAAACGCAGGACTTTTAATTGGTGTTGGTTCCGGTAATGAAGCTAGATTAGACTTGATTGAGAACACTATTTCTACAACAGAAGGCTTTGGAACCGTTGGAGCTTACGGCTTCAGGGTGATGTACGATGGGACTGCTAATGACCTTATAATACAAAGCGGAGAGGCGACGAGCGTCGTCAATCGGATCATAGTTGATCGAGCCAGTGGGCTATTACAGGTACCGTCGGTGTACACTTTATCCACCGCCTCCTCCGCGAATGTCAATGTCGATGTCGCCGGACAGATTAGAAGATCTACTTCCGACCGTAGAGTAAAGAAAGATATATCTGATTTGTCTGCTAGTCTCGATCAGGTGACAAGTCTTTTACCACGTCTGTTCTATGACATATCCGATGATACCAATAGTGTACATATACCTGGGTTTGTAGCTGACGAAGTTGTTGATATTTTTCCAGAACTAGTCCCAGAAAGAAATGAGCCTGTAGAGATCACGAGGTCAGTATCTTATGACAGAGTGACAGCTTACATAGTTTCAGCGCTAAAAGAAGTAAAAGATAGATTAGAGGCTTTAGAAAGCTCTAACTAAGAATTAACTTATATAATATATAGATTAATAGTATTTAATAAGTAATAAGATTCAGTAATACAGTAGTTCAGTTATTCAGTTACAGAAATATATTAGCAGTCTTTCCAGAATTTGTACAAGCACTTTTCGAAAAAAACTTGACGTATACAACCTCAGACCCCTCTCTATTATTGATGGAGTAAGGTTAGAGGTCGTATATGTCAGTATTCAAAAGTCCATTTGAGCAACAGCAGCCTTCTGTCAATTTGATCGATGACAGTACAGATGTGGTTGTAGTTGCAGATTTATTTGTAGAAGATTATGTCGGTGGTGCTGAGCTAACAACCGAAGCTCTAATTCAAGCCGCAAGTGATGTCAAGGTACAGAAGGTTTATGCTAGAGATGTAAGCATGGCAATGCTAAAGTCCGGGCATGGGAAGCATTGGGTTTTTTGTAACTCGACTTCTATGAATCCATCTCTTATTCCGACCATCATCGCTAACATGGAATATTCAATAATCGAATATGACTACAAGTTCTGTAAATTCAGAAGCATAGAGAAGCATGAGTTAGAGACTGGTACTCAATGCGACTGTCATGAAGATCTTCACGGTAAGATGATATCAGCTTTCTTCCATGGCGCAAAGAGCCTATGGTGGATGAGTGAAGATCAAGAAGCAAGATACTTAGCACGTTTTCCTTTCCTAAGAGAAAATGATTCAGTTGTGCTTAGCAGCGTTTTCGATGATAGCTTCTTTGCATATGTCAACTCCGTGAAGTATGAAAATGAGAATCAAGACCGTCAGGGGTGGATTGTTCTCGGCTCAAATTCTTGGATCAAGGGGTTTGAAGATGCCGAGCAGCACTGTAAAGATAACGACTTGGAATACGAAGTCGTGTGGGGAGTTCCTCATGAAGAACTGCTTCAAAAGCTTTCTGCTGCTGAGGGTTTTGTGTATCTGCCTAAGGGAGGAGACACATGTCCAAGAATGGTTATCGAAGCCAAGGCTTTAGGATGCGAACTGGTCTTAAATGAGAACGTTCAGCACGCTAATGAGGAGTGGTTCACTGGATCTGATATCGACATGCTGTCATATCTCTATGCAGCCCGCGAAAGATTTTGGAACGCAATCAAGTCTATCATGAATTATACTCCTACACTTTCTGGCTATACCACTGTTAGGAACGCAAATCGTATGAAGTACCCTTGGCAGGCGACTGTAAGGTCCATGCTTGGCTTCTGTGATGAGGTAGTTGTTGTCGATGGTGGTTCCGATGACGATACATGGGAAGAACTACAGACCATGGCTCAGGGTCAGGAAGACGGACGTCTTAAAGTATACCAGCATTCTGTTCCGAATGATCACCCCTCATTTGCGTATGAGACAGACGGTAAGCTAAAAGCTACAGCTAGAAGCTATTGTACAGGTGATTTCTGCTGGCAGATGGATGCCGATGAGATAGTCCACGAAAATGACTATCAAAAAGCTAGAAATGTCATGAAGGCTTTCCCACCACAGTTTGACATCATGTCGTTACCAGTTATCGAGTACTGGGGCGGTGACGAAAAAGTTCGTATGGATATCAATCCATGGAAGTGGCGGATAAGCAGAAACAAACCATATGTTACGCAAGGTATCCCGAGTGAACTTCGAAGATGGGATGAAGAAGGTAACATATATGCTGCTTTAGGGACAGACACATGTGATTACATACACTCTGAGACAGGTGAAAGAATACCCCACGTCGGCTTCTACACTGAGGATGCGCATAGGGTTAGGCTAGCTGCTTTGATGGGTAATGATGAAGCGATGTCCGCATATCAAAACTGGTTCCAGCAGGTTGTAGATCAGATTCCATCAGTTCACCACTATTCATGGTATGATATTTCTAAGAAGATTAAGCAGTACAAGCTTCATTGGGCATCATTCTGGAAAAGCCAGTATCGTCATGATGCAGAGGATACCACAGAGAACAATGTCATGTTTGATAAGCCGTGGAGCGAAGTAACTGATGAAGACATCGAAGCTTTAAGCAAAAGGTTGGCTTCTGAGTTAGGGGGGTGGATATTCCACACTAAAGTTGACTTCTCTGCGAATGTTCCTCATGTAACTCTTAATACAACTCATCCTGTAGAGTTCTTAAATTTACGAGAGAAAAATGAATAGAGTTTCCGTATTGATACCCTTATACAACTGCGAATCGACAGTTCGTAGAGCATTAGTATCAGTAAAAAATCAGACCTACAAAGACTTTGAAGTCATCGCCGTCGACAATAACTGTACAGATAGCACTATCGAAATAGTCGAAGAATTTATTGACGATATGGACATAAAGATAGTGAGCTGTAAAGAGCCGGGTATTGTTCCTGCCCTCAATGCAGGTCTTAAACATTGCCATCTTGAGTTTGTGGCGCGCCAGGACGGAGATGATTACTGGTATCCTGAAAAGCTAGAAAAGCAAGTTGCTTTTATGGACGAAAATCCTGAAGTGTCAGTCTTGGGAACGCAGATACAGTTACTTGACGAAGAAGGTAACTTACAAGAAATGGGTACGATGGGAAGAAAAGTTGATTACCCAACTGATGACAATACAATTAAGGCGTTTTTTCTTTATGGTCAAAATTCAATATGTCACCCATCTGTGCTGATAAGAAACAAAATGTTTGGTATAGTCGGAGGCTATGAGCAGCTTTTTCCAAAAGCTGAAGACTTACATCTCTGGCTTAAGCTTTTACCACATACAGATTTTGCTAACTTAGAAGATGTTCTTGTTGATTATACTCAAAGAAAAGACCCTGACTATGACGCTAGAATACCGATTTTTATGAGCGATACATACTACACGATGTATAAGACAGCAGGTATTGTTCATGGAGAAAGAGAGAAAAAGATTTATGATTGGCAACTCGATCCTACTGCACATGGTAACAAGAGGGTGTGACTATGCAAAAAATGAAGATAGTGGTTCCCACCTACAATACAGAGAACTGGATAGAGCGTTGTCTTAAGTCTATTTCTACTCAGACTTTTGTGAATTGGGAGTGTGTCATAATAAACGATGCTAGCACTGACAAGACAGGAGAAGTTATCGATAGCCTTCCCTTTGTGAAAGATGACAAAAGGTTTAAAGTCGTTCACAACCAAGAGAATGTTAAAGCGCTTAAGAATATAGTCGACGGTTTTAATATACTGAAGTGCCATGAAGATCCGGATAACATCATGATGGTAATCGATGGAGACGATTTTCTGTATTCAGATTCTAGCCTGTCTATAATAGAAGCAGTGTATACGCAAAACCCTTCTTTCTTGTTGACTTACGGTGACTGGATTGGCCACCCCTATGGTGATCGTAGCAATTGCAGACCCTATGCAAGAGAAGTGGTTATTGGAAATGACTATAGAAACGTCCCTTTTTGCGCTTCGCACTTAAGAACATTCAAGAGCCGATTGTGGTACTCGATTAAAGATGAAGATCTACGTGACAACAGTGGAAAGTACTTTTCGGCTGGCTGGGATGTTGCATTCATGGTACCAATGTTAGAAATGGCTCAAGAGCGTCATGCGTTCTTACCGTATGTTATGTATTGCTATAATAAGGAAAACCCTTTGTCGGATTATAAGGTAAACTCCAAAGAGCAAAATGATGCAGTCACGCTAACGAAAAGTCGTAAAAAGTACGAAAGACTTTCTTGGTAAAAAAAGAATAACGGAAGAAGAATATGGAAGATAATCAACTACTGCAACTATATAGAAGATCTTTGGTGCATCTATCAACTTCAAATATTAATTCTACTAGGGTCCACACTCTCAAATCACTTGAAAAAGACAAATTTCGATTGTATGAAGAAGATCAAAGCTGCGAGTTGCTAATAATAGTGCCTGTCCATAAAAGAGGTAACCACTTAAAAGCAACAGTTAGATGTCTAAAGTCTCAAATAAATAATTTGGAAGATCCAACCGCTGTTGGGTTGATAGTGTCCGAGATGGATGATGAGCCCTTACATAACATTTTCTGTACAGAGGAGAAAACAAGCTATCACTTTATGAGAAAAGTGAAGGGTGAATTTAATAAATCTGTTACGATGAACGCCGCAGTAAATCACTTTATTGGAGACACTAGTCATATCCCTTCCTACATTTTGTTTCATGATGTAGACATTGTTACAGACGATGGGTGGGTTAAAAGTTGCTTGGACAATGCTAGAAATTTTCAAGCATCACTACCTGCTGGTGAAGGATGGATATGCCAAACTATAAAAGACAGAAAGCTAGAATACGTTTCAAAAGAAAATACAGAAAAATACTTTTCGAATGAATTGAGTACCAAAGACTTGAGTCAGATATCACATAACATAAGCAGCAGGTGGTATGAACAAGTGTATCCACCTGGTGGTAGTATAATGGTGAACGCTCTCCTTCTATATGCTAGTGGTGGTTATGATGAAGCTTTGTTCTGGGGTTACAGTCCAGAAGATAAGCACTTTTTAGATATATGTCAAATCTTGGCCCCCAACTGTTTTTTTACGTTTGAAAGTGAGAAGAGGTCTTATCATTTGCACCATGAAAACCTAGAGCTCACCAACAATAGTTTGGAACACATGGTCGCGATAAGTGGCATGATAAAAGCAGATATATCTGTATTTTGCTATCACCAAGCTATGAAATTAGCCGCGCACATTATTTTTCCCAAAATCAACCACATCGCTTTCTATAGTTTGCTAGACACATCTGGAAAGGATGGGTACCTAGATTTCTATAAAAACGCTTTTTCTGATATCGATGGCGAGACTTTTGTTCTTGTTCACCGTGCGAACAGGCCTCTTGCTAGGTTTATATTAACTTACTTGGCTCAAATTATACCAGACCATAAGTTGGTCCAACAATTTAACACAAGCGCCGGCCCAAAGCCCGGTGTTCAGTGAGGACGATTTTGCAACACAAGATTAAATACAACAGTGAAAAATACAATTTTGTAGGCCTTATATCAGATCTGTTTGAAGCTGAAGATTTGCAGGTCTTGCATAATCACCTTGAAGAGATTTATGTAGCCCCAGATGGAAATACTGGTTTGGGAAATGATACACACAGTAAATACCACAAACTGTTTTATGATAAATTGAGATCTGGATGGGACGAGTTTTTGAGTTCTTACAAATCATTCATAAAAGATGAAGTTGCTTCTAAGTTTAAAGACGAGAAAAGAATCATATATCAAACATTACCGTCATTTCGAATACAGTATCCCACAGGAAAAGCCGTTACTACCTGGCATTGTGACAATGATGAAAGACACAAGCATCCGCTGGGTGAATTGAACATATTATTACCTTTGACACAGATGAGAGATGAAAGTGCTGTCTGGGCTGAGTCGTTACCAGGATTAGGTGATTTTTCTCCGATGAACTGTGAGTATGGCGAGTTTATAATCTGGAATGGAAACAGGTGCCGCCACGGAAATAAGCCAAACACTACTGGGCTAACTCGCGTTAGTCTTGATTTTCGTGTGCTTCCTGAAATGTACTACAACGAAGATTATGACTTATCAACTGCCACTACAAATATGAAGTTTAAAATTGGTGAATACTATTCCGCCTTAGGAGTTTGAGATGTTTGTTTCTTTAGAAGATGTGATACCGTACCTGAAGAAAAAAGGGTTTACTATCAATGATCCATGGGACGTTGTTGATGCCTTCGAAAAAATGGTAGCAGAATACGCAGGAAGTAAATTTGCAGTATCAGTAGATAACTGCACAGATGCTATGTTTCTTTGTCTAAAGTATCTCGACGCAAAAGGTACCATTACTGTTCCGTCTAAGACTTACGTTTCCGTCCCACAGACTATTATACATGCTGGGTGTAGGGTAAAGTTTGAAGATGTTGAGTGGTCTGGTGCATACCAACTTCACCCGTATCCAGTAATTGATGGTGCAACAAGGTTTACTAAAGGAATGTATGTTCCAGGGACATATCAGTGTTTGTCATTTCATATAAAGAAAATCCTGAATATTGGTAAAGGTGGTATGATTCTAACAGATGATCCAGAAGCAGCAAGGTGGTTCAAGGTTGCGCGTTACGAAGGCCGTCACATAGACGTACCGTATGACAAAGATGAGATAGAGATGCTAGGTTGGAATATGTACATGCCACCTGAGCAAGCTGCAAGAGGAATTCAAATCTTTAAAGACTTACCAGAAGAAAATAAAGACTGTGGTGGCTCATGGAAGTATCATGATGTCTCTAACTTGAGCGTATTCAAGGGGTTCGTAGACTAGAATGAGTCTAATGAAAGTGGTTTAATATGAATGATAGCGAAAGAAAGTTCTATAACGAAGACTATTGGTTTAAGAACACTCATCTTCATGGAGAAGTTAACGGATACGGCTTAGAATATTATGTCTGTAAGATCTACAGAGATGTCATATTCAAGATTAATGACATTCCCGATAACGGATACATAGTGGTTCTTGGAAGCAATAATTGCGTTTCTTTTAACTTGCTTTGTGAAAGATATGGTAAAGAAAGATGCATCGGGTATGACATAGCTAATCCGACCAACCACGAAAAAGTGATAGTCAAGAATGTCTTAGATTTCAATTCTAGTGATGACATACCCATAGCTTTTGTTCATAACGATATTGGCTCTTTTCCGACCACGCCGATAGCAAAGTTCGCAGCGCAAGACTGGGCAGCCAGAAATGTCGTAGAAGGAGGTTATTTTTTAAGCAGAAATAATTTTAACGCAGCGAAATATCCACTTGAGCAGCACTTAGAGAGGCATGGCTTCATAAACACTCACTTTCTAGGTTTACAACCCTTCATGGACTTGAGCTCTTTGGACTCTGCTTGCGTAGAGGGTCATATGATATCAAAGAAGAATCGGCCGAAACTAAGATAGAGGATACAACATGGGTTCTAATAAAGATAATGATGTGCTTGAAGTCAACTTGTTTGACTATAATATTGCCCACGCTACTAGCTATGACGACTCTTTAGAGAAGGGAAGGATAGAGCCCGGTATCAAATACATTAGAGATTATGACCCTCAAAGAGTAAGCGTATTTACCGATAATATGCTGAGTCAAGTTGATAACAAACCGGGAATTATTAACGTAGCTTGGATAATGGAACCCATAGACTTCGCTCCAACTTCTTATAAGTACCTTTCGCAAAATTACAAGAAGTTTGATTTAATCTTAACCCATAACCTAGATGTTATTGATAAACACTTATCAGAAGTTGACTGTCGATACGTAACAGCAGATGGTATTTTTTTAGACACTCCTGCTCTTGATAAAGCAAACCACAATAAAAGCCGACTTTGCTCACATATTTTCTCTAGCAAAAGGTCTCTTCCTGGGCATAGGTTAAGACACGACATCGCCACGATGTTACCTAATTCTTTTGATATGTTCGGATCAGGAACAGGAAAATGGCTAGAAAAAAAGTCGGATGCTCTAAGAGATTACTATTTTTCTGTTTCAATAGAAAACAGCAGGTCTAGAGGCTACTTTACAGAGAAGATTATGGATTGTTTTGCAACAAGGACGGTGCCTATCTATTGGGGAGATGCTCATGTGTGGGAGTATTTCAATAAAGATGGAGCAATCAGGTTTGATACCCTAGAGCAGCTAAAAGACATAATCAATGGTATCAATAAAGAGATGTATGATGAGATGCTACCGGCTATTGAGCAGAACTACGAGCTATGTATTAAGTCGTGTTATAGCGTAGACCGTCAAGTAAAGCAACACATACAAGAATTTATTAAGTCTAGATAAACAAAGGAAAATAGCATGTATGACATAACGCAACAGTTAGAGGATAGAAACATATTCGATGATATGTCTTTTCCAAGATTGGTTTCCTACCCAAGAACAGGCTCACACTGGCTAAGGATGATGCTGGAGGTCCACCTGGGCATGCCTTCTTACGTTCAAAGTTTTTTTGATCCGAATCCCGTTAAATGCTGGGGATTTCATATCCATAATAGGTTGATAAAAGAACCACACCATACAGAGGGTCCTGTTATAGGACTAAAGAATGTGTTATACCTTTACAGGGATCCAATAGACACGATATTCTCACAACTTAGGTACGAAAAAAATCTACTACCTTCCTGGGACGGCAAGACTAATGAACGTTTAGACCAGGACGTTGAAAAGATATCACAAGAATACTACGCTCATCTTAAGCGTTGGTTATCCAATAACAGTGATGTCAAGAATTTTATGTCATTGACGTACGAGGATTTGAAAGACGATCCTGTTGGAAAGCTGATGGCAATATCTACTTTTTTGGGAATGGGCGGTACTGTTGATACGGCTAGCGAGGCAGTGAGAAGATGTGATAAGTCTTTGACAAAAAAACTTACACCACATGACAATAGCGCTTTGAACGACCAGTCTTTAAATCGTCCAGATCAATATGCTGACCAAAAACGGCTCTTTGCGTCCAGATATGGAAGCGCAATAACTGAGAAGTTCAAGGGTGTATATTATGTCAAGTAAACTAGAGCATAATGAACACTGGAATTTAGAGCAAGGTATATCGGAAAGTAATAGCTTATTTTTTGTAGGTGTGCCGAAAACAGGTAGTCAGACTTTCGCTTCTATCCTCGGCGCAGGAGGACCTAACAAGATAAATTCCGGTAACTTTACGTTAGAAGACTTTTGCTTAATGCACGGAATAGAAAAAGTAAGAAGGTTTAAGAAGGTAGCCTCGATCAGAAATCCGTATGATAGAATATATTCGTGTTGGACATACGCCGCAAAACCGAGAGGCATTAGCTTCAAAGAATTCACCAACCTCTTGAAATCACACTCTAATAGAATAAAGAATTTAGACGAGCTTTCGTCTATATCTTCTCTAGACTTGATAAGAGAGAACTTTCCTTTTGGGAACTGGACGATGCATGGGTTGGCTTCAATGCACAACTTTATTAAGCATCCTGAGATTGGCATAGATCTAATCGTTTCGATTGACGATATGGATCATTCTATAGAGGGAATAAAGGGCTTACTAAAAAAAGACGTCAGCCCTATACATGTTAATAAGAGTAGTAAACCAGTAGACTCTAGCTCTATGAAACGCGACCCTGAATTTATTTCAATAGTGAACGAAATATATGAGAGAGATTTTGCAGAGTTTGGTTATGAAATGCTGTGAGTAGCTATACAGACAGCTTTACAACTATCTAGAGTGTTGTATTTCACTATTCCTTCGTTTTTCTTAATATAAATAGAAGTAGTACGTAGCGTAATGTGTAAACATGTCGTTCCGCAAATAAGGTTTATCTATGAAGATACTAGTTACAGGTGGGCATGGGATGGTTGGATCTGCATTTAACCGTGTAGACACCACTCACACAATCATCACTATAGGCCGCCAAGATGCGGATTTAGCAAATCGGTCCGAAGTATTATCAGTGATTGATAAAGTGGAGCCTGATGCCGTTATACATCTTGCTGCAAAGGTGGGTGGTGTCAAGGGTAACACTGATTTCGTCGCAGACTTTTATACCGAGAATACCTTGATGAATACCAATATCCTTGACTGTTGTCACGAGGCTGGTGTAACAAAAGTGCTATCGCTACTTTCTACGTGTATATATCCAGATGACGCAGTTTACCCATTAACTGAAGATCAAATTCATCTTGGTCCACCTCATGTAAGCAACTTTGGATATGCGTATGCAAAGAGGATGCTAGATGTACACTCTAGAGCACTTCGAAGACAATATGATAGAAACTACATCTGCGCCGTGCCAAACAATCTGTATGGCCCTTATGACAACTTTGATCTTGAGAATAGTCATGTGATTCCAGCCATCATAAGAAAGATATGGGAAGCGAAAATTAATAATAGCACACCAATTTTCTGGGGAGACGGTAGTCCCTTAAGAGAGTTTACTTTCTCTGACGATATAGCTAAGTGTTTGATTTTTTTACTTGAAAAGTATGAAGATGCCGACCCTGTGAACGTAGGAAACATAGGGGAGGTTAGTATCAAACAAATCGTGGAAAAGACATGCGATATTTTAGATTACAAGGGTAGTATAGAGTGGGATCCAACAAAGCCTGCTGGACAGTTTAGAAAGCCAAGCGACAACTCTAAATTCATAGGTTTAGGCTGGTCTAACGATATGTATACAGACTTCGATACAGGACTGAAGGTAACAATCGATTGGTTTAAGAAAAACTACCCAAATATAAGGGGAGTTAGATGATCACATGTAATCTAAAGGGAAGGCTGGGAAACCAGTTGTTTCAGATCGCAACAGCACACGCTCTCGCTCTAGATAATGGTGACAGATGCATATTCCCACTTGGCATTGAGGGTGCTACACCCAATATCTATGAAAGAACCTTTTACGCAAATACTGTATTAAGAAACATTGTGTATGGATATGACTTTTCGTGGATAAAAAGTATCTATAGAGAACCTGGATTCCATTACAGCAAGATAGGCTATCAAGACGGACTACTATTAGACGGGTACTTTCAAAGTGAAAAGTATTTTGTACACCAGAGGGATAGAATACTGGAGCTTTTTTCGCCCTCTGAATATATCACTGAAAGAGTGGAAAGATATACTGAAGTTATTAACTTTGGTGAGTGTGTAGCGGTTCACGTAAGAAGAGGTGATTATGTGAAGTTGTCTGATGTCCACACAAATCTTGCTGAAAACTCACCGTACTACACAGATGCATTAAGTAAATTTTCTAATAAGAAAAAAGTGTTCTTTAGCGACGATATACAGTGGTGCAAGCAGAAGTTCGGAGACCAACACACATATGTTGCTAATGAAAACGATGTAGTTGAGTTGTTTCTATTTTCGAAGATGTCGAGTAAGATAATCGCAAATTCATCGTTCAGCTGGTGGGGAGCATGGCTAGGAAGTTTTGACGATGAAGTTATAGCTCCAAAGCAGTGGTTTGGTCAAAATAATTCTCACTTAAACACTGAAGATGTGATACCGCAAAGATGGAAAAGAATATGAGCATTAGATATCCTCTGGTGAAAGATACCATTGATAATTCCGACATCGATGAGCTAATCGAGTGGTTGAAGACGTATCCTAGACTAACAAAGGGACCTTTGACCAAAGAATTCGAATCAAGGTGGGCTTCTTGGCTTGGGTCAAAAAGAGCAATTTATGTAAATTCAGGAAGCTCAGCGAATCTTCTTATGTTGTATTCCTTGATAGTCGATGGAAAAATAAACCACGGCGATTCGATTATCGTTCCGGCAATATCATGGGCTACAGACTTATCTCCCGTAATGCAGTTTGGATTGAGACCGATCCTTTGCGATTGTAACATGGAAGACCTGTCTGTGGATCTAGAACACCTTGAGCAATTAATTAAGGATAAAAAACCGAAAGCTCTTATGCTAGTCTCTGTACTTGGACTTGTTCCAGATATGGATAAGCTCATGAAGCTCTGCGATGATAATAACGTGATTGTCTTAGAAGACACATGCGAATCATTAGGTTCTATGTTCAGCGGCCGGAAGCTTGGTACATTCGGAACGATGTCGAGTTTCTCTCTTTATTTTGGTCACCACATATCTACCATAGAGGGTGGTATGATATGCACAGATGATGATAATTTAGCAGATATATTGTTAAGTATAAGGAACCACGGTTGGGATCGCGACTGGAGCGAAGACAGAAAAGAAAGATACAGGAAAGAGTACAACGTTAAAGAGTTTGACGCTCTTTACAAATTTTATTATCCTGGATTCAATGTAAGAGCCACAGATCTTCAAGCAAAGTTGGGCTTTCGACAACTAGAAAAATTAGACGAAGTTTGCAAAATTAGAGAAAGAAATTTTCAACTGTACATGTCAAACTTAAGTGAATCAGGGATTTGGTTGCCTAAAAACAGTCCAGAGAATTTCACATCTAATTTTTGCTTCCCCATCATCCATGAAAATAGAGATAAGATTGCAGGTTCTTTGATATCTGCGGGAGTTGAGTGTCGGCCACTTATCGCTGGTTCAATGGGCACTCAACCCATGTACACTCGTAAGTATGGCGTTTTGCATCTCAAGAATGCAAGTGTGGTGGACAACAGCGGAATGTATGTTCCAAACAATCAATCTTTCAAAGAAGAAGACATAGACAGAATTTGTGAAATCATCATTGGTTCTGTAAACTAGACTTTGAAAAACTAAATTTATTATTTAGGGAGTACTTTATGAAGACAGCGATGGTAACTGGTATAACAGGACAGGATGGCTCTTACTTAGCAGAACTGTTACTAAACAAAGGTTACAGAGTGGTTGGTCTCAAGAGAAGAACAAGTATCCTGTCGACTGATAGAATAGACCACTTGTTCGATAACCCGATGTTATCACTGGAATATTATTCTCTTCACGACGCCACAACGTTATACAGGCTGATTGAGAAATATAAACCACAAGAGTTTTACAACTTAGCTGCTCAATCGCACGTTAAGGTTTCATTTGATGTACCTGTCGAGACCGTTGATACTATCGTGATGGGTACTTTAAAGATTCTAGAAGCAGTTAGACACGTCGATCCAACAATAAAGGTTTACCAAGCAAGTTCTTCAGAGATGTTTGGAGACAATCCGACTGTGCCGCAGTCAGAGACAACAGCTCTGCAACCAGCAAGCCCATACGCATGTGCAAAAGTATTTGCCCACAATCTCTGTAGGAACTATAGAGAGTCTTACGGAATGCATATATCTAGCGGTATCTTGTTTAATCATGAAAGCCCTCGACGTGGCGAAACATTTGTCACGAGAAAAATTACGCTGGCTGCTGCGAGAATAAAGCTCGGGCTCCAAGACAAGCTTTATCTTGGAAATCTAGACGCAAAAAGAGACTGGGGTTTTGCTGGTGATTATGTGGAGGCAATGTGGAGAATGCTGCAGCAGGAATCGCCAGATGACTATGTAATTGCTACAGGCGAAACGTCGACAGTCAAGGAGTTTCTGCACAAAGTCTTTGAGATAGCAGGTCTTGATGTAGAAAAATATGTAGAAATAGACTCTCGTCTGTTCAGACCTCATGAGGTTCCTCTTCTTTTGGGAGACGCTACAAAGGCAACAGAAAGGCTTGGGTGGAAAGCAACAGTTGATTTAGACGGACTAGCTAGGATGATGTATGAGTCAGACCTAAAGATGTTAAGCAAAGAACAAGGAAGACAATAATGGCAATACCTGAGCAACTTTTAAAAGAAGTAAAGGAAAAACACAACTGTACTGTCTTTTTTGAGACTGGATTATATCATGGGTATTCTGCGAGGATTGCTCTCGACATGGGTTTTGAAAAAGTGGTGTCTATTGAGCTGTTGCAAAGATTCGTAGACAGGGGAAAAGACACGTTTAAAAAAGAGATTGCTGAAAATAGATACTTTGTGATACCTGATGACAGTGCGAATTTAGGCAACCACTTAAGCTCTATATTGGATGACAAGGTTGTTTTTTGGCTGGATGCCCACATAGACAATCCACTAAATGGAGCTGTTTGTCAACCACTCGAGACGTGTCCAGTTGTGCAAGAGATTAACTCCCTTAGCGTGATGAGGCAAAAGCCAGTGATCTTGGTTGATGACATAAGCATAATAGAAGGTTCAGCACCGTGGGGTGATAGATCACCTGATGCCATAAATCTTGAAAAAATAATCTCAGCAATAAACAACTTACCGTTTGACTATAGCATATCCTATTGGCCATCTGTTTCTTCTGAGAAAGATATATTGGTGGCTGTGTAAAGTCACAAAATAAAGTATAATATTCTTTATGAGTGATGAATTAGATAACAGAGTTGCCTTAGTGCAATTTCCGACTAGTAAACCCCACGTTTCATACTCTGAGATTCGTACATGGAAAGAGTGTCCGTATAGACACAAACTTACTTACATAGACAAGATCTCTGTTGATGAGCCAAGTCCGTATCTTTCTTATGGTACAGCGGTCCATGCTGCGCTAGAGGATTTTTTAAAGACCCGCTCTATGGACGTTTCTATAGCTCTTGATCAGATTAAAGCAGAGTGGGAAAAGCACGGCTTCGATTCTGATGTATGGATAAAGGCTCAAGCCGACTATCGCTCTTCACAAGGGTGGAAGCCTAAGCCGCACAATTATTTAAGTGAATGGCTTGAGTGGGCTGAAAACTGTCTTAATGAAATCCCACAATTTCTAGATTCTGAATTTGATGAGTGGGAAACAGTATCAGCAGAAGAAGAACTCTATGAGTTTGTGGAAGGTTATGACATTTTCTTCAAGGGCTTTATCGATGCTCTTCTTAAGGTAAAGATTAAGGGGAAAGAATTCTATTATGTTCTTGACTGGAAGACCGCCGGTGATAAAGGGTGGTACGCGTCCAAGAGAAGAGACATACTAACATGGGCTCAAATTGCTTTATACAAGTCATTCTGGATGAGAAAGAATGATTTAGATACAAAGCAAGTTAAATGCGGGTTTGTACTTCTCAAACGAGGTGCCAAGAAAGGCAACACTTGTGAGCTAGTAAAAGTGTCTGTTGGTCCTAAAGCGGAAGAGAATGCTCTATCGATTATGAGAAGTATGGTAAAGACAGTCCGCCGCGGCATTTTTCTGAAGAATAGAGACTCATGCTTGTTCTGTGAGTTCAAGGGGACAACGAACTGTCCAGGATAGTCTCATTAGATAAATATACTTCTGAAATCGTTTTGATATGATTACTCACAAGGTACCCAACATTTAGACAGGGCTTACAATGAGTGAAAATCAAAACAAAAAATTAAAAATACTTCTAATATCAGACCACGCCTTGAGCACATCTGGTGTAGGTTGTCAGTCACGATTCTTGATGAATGGACTGATAGAAAAGGGAAATTGGACAGTCAGGCAGCTAGGTGCCGCAATGAAGCACAGCAGTTATGACGTCCAAGCACCGCACCCAGAGTTTATCATAAAGCCCATTGACGGGTTCGGTAACCCAGATATGATACGAGTTCTTCTTGCAACAGAGAAGCCAGATGTACTCATGATCTTTACCGACCCGCGCTTTTATACTTGGCTGTGGGCAATGGAAGACGAAATCCACCAAGTTTGTCCTATCGCTTATTGGCACGTTTGGGACAACTATCCGTCTCCTGATTTTAATGACGACTTTTATGCATCAACAGACTTAATAAATTGTCACTCGTACCTGACTTATGGAATAGTCAAAGAAAAGTTTCCTGATAGAACAAACTTCATACCTCATGCTCTACCAGATGAATTGTTCTTTAAGCTCCCTGAGAATCAAAAAAAGAGCTTTAGGCAACAACTGCTTGGTCCAAATTCTGAAGACAAGTTTGTTCTTTTTTGGGTCAACAGGAATGCTAAGAGAAAAAGACCAAATGACGTACTATGGTCTTGGAAGTTGTTTCTAGATAAGCTAGATGGGGAACAGCGCAAGAACGTGATGTTACTGATGCACACTGACCCTCATGATCAAGAAGGACCGAATTTGATGGCTACTTCTCAAAAGCTGGGTATCTTGGATACTGTGAAATTTTCAAGAGAGCGTGTTGGATTTGAACAGATGAATGTTCTTCACAACATATCAGATGCATGTATTAATATAGCTTTTGCAGAAGGTTTTGGTCTTGCAACTTTAGAGGCAATGAAGGTCGGGAATCCAATTATCGCTTGTAAGACGGGTGGATTGACAAGACAAGTTGTTGATCATCGTGACGGGTCTGAAAATGGTGTGGCTCTTGACATTGTAACAAAGACTCTCGTGGGGTCTCAAAATGTTCCGTACATATACGAAGACTATTGCTCTGTCGAAGATACTGCTGAGGCGATAAATAAGCTGTACTCTATGTCTAAGCAAGAAAGAGAGCAGCTCGGCCAGAAAGCTATGGAATATGTTCAAGAAGAGTTTGCGATGCAAAAAACTATTGACTTGTGGCATGATTCTCTTCTTAAACTCGTAGAAGACTGGAAAGAAGGAAAGAGGGTTGTCCCACGTTATGAGATCAAGGAGTTGTAAGGATGATTGTTTTAATTAGAGGTCCATTGCTCAGCGTAACTGGATATGGATGCCATACTAGGCAGATATGGAAGTGGGCGAGATCGAAACCCGGTTGGCAAGTGTATGCCAACATCGTCCCTTGGGGAACGTGCACTTATTACGTAGATCCTGAAGCTGAGGATGGGGTCATCGGCGATGTGATGGCAAATTCCAGTCCACCCACTACGAAACCAGATTTAACGATTCAAGTGCAGCTGCCAGATGAGTGGGACCCTACCTTGGGCAAGGTTAATATCGGTGTAACAGCAGGAATAGAGGCAGACAAGTGTAGCATGAAGTGGATTTCTGCTTGCGAAAAAATGGACAGGGTAGTCGTTCCGAGTGAGTACTCAAAAGTGGCTTTGCTTAACGGCGGACTAGCGAAGGACAAACTTGTAAATATTCCAGAGGCTACTACATGTGGATTTGAACAGACACCCGGTTCCATTGAGGTTACTAAAAGGCTCGACAAAATTAGCACTGATTTTAATTTTCTGATGTTCGGTCAGATAACAGCACATAATGCGGAAACAGACAGAAAAAACACTTTTAATTGTCTAAAGTGGTTGTGCGAAGAATTTGAGGGAAGAGAAGACGTGGGGATTATCATAAAGACTAACCTGGGAAGAATGACTGTCCAGGATCGGTCATATGCAACATCTACAATCACTCAAGTTCTATCTATGGTCCGAAAAGGTGAGTACCCTCGCATTCATATTGTCCATGGGCTCATGGATCCTAACGAAATCGGTGCTGTATACAGGCATGATAAGGTAAAGGCGCTTGTAGCTCCCACTAGAGGAGAAGGATGGGGACTTCCAATTCTTGATGCCGCCGCCAATGGTTTACCTGTTATTGCAACAGGACACTCTGGTCATCTAGATTTCCTAAAACACACGAAGTTCTTAGATATTAAATTTTCCTTAAGGGAAATACCGGAAGCCATGCAAGACGGAAGAATATGGGTAAAAGGCGCAAGATGGGCTGAGCCTAGCGAAAAGCACTTTAAGAGTCGTGTGAGAAAATTTAAAGACTCTCATCGACCACCCACGGAATGGGCAAGCAATAGCGCAAGCAAGATTAGAGAACTTTTTTCTATTGAGTCTGTGTTTACGAAATATGATGAAGCGCTAGGTGACTTAATTGACTTATCTTGAGATAATACTTCTTTTTGTTCTGGCTATCCTCTTATGTTTATTAGGATGGATGGGATTTAAACTGTACACCCTGGGTGTAACGATACTTAACGTACAGGACACTCTGGAAGACAGTATAGAAGTACTTGATAGCAAGGTCGAGTCAATGGAGAGAATTCTCGCAATTCCTTTATTTTCTGACAGTCCAGAGATAAAGTCGCTACAAAGGGACATGATAGCGTGTAGGGACGCAACACTGGACATTGCGTATTCGCTTTCAAATTCTCTGAAAAGAGAAATTGCTGAAGAAGAAGTCGTTGGAGAACAACAGTGACAATAAAGAAGAAGAAGATTATAAGAAGAAAACCTGGTCAAAAAAGAAATATGTATTTCACCAAAGACACTCAGGTTTCAATAGAGTCATACCAGCAAGAGGAAGATAAAGACGCCAGAGAAGTCATCTACAAAAAAGAGATAGCTCCCGCGTTTGAGCAGCTTGCTGAGAGTCTTATATACGTATACGGGTTTAATTCTCCATATGAGACTGTTGCTTCGATGAAAGATGATTGCGTGGCTTTCCTTTACGAGACAATACATAAGTGGGATCCAGAAAGAGGAACGAAAGCATTTTCTTATTTTAATGTAGTAGCCAAAAACTGGCTAATCATAAGATGTAGAAATGCTAAAAAGAATTTCCACCGTCACGTTTCAATGTCAGATATGTCAGTATTGAACTCAAACGATAAGCACACTATTGCTAGCCATCAAGTTGTACCCTCACCTGAAGATATATTAGAACAAGCAAATTACAAGAATGAGCTATTTAGTGTAATCACAGAAATAGAAAACAGAGTTAAAAAGCAGAATGAGGTCACATGTGTAAAAGCAATCCGAACAGTCTTTGAGAATATAGACAATCTGGATTTCTTAAATAAACGTGCAATATACGTTTATATCCGAGAGATATCTGGCTTAAATTCAAAACAACTATCTGTTGCGATGTCTAGGATTCGAAAGCACTACAAGGACATAGTGAAAGACGAAAGATTGGTAGATTTATTCTGAGGTACGTATGAGTTTAGATAAAGTTTCAAATGCTCTACAAGATTTTGATGAGCTAAAAAAGAAGGTCAAAGATTTTTCTGAAGTACTTCAGAAATTAGAGCATGCTGATGCAAAGAAGAAGATTCTCTGGAAAGAGATTTATGAGAATGCGATAACAGACAGACAAAATGCTCACGTTCTATTTGTAGAGGCATATACAACGATGAGCCAAGGTACAACTGAGCATGCGACGCTGGGATCGACTTTGAGTAAATACCTGGAAAGAATGAACAAAGCGAACGATCAATTACTTAAGCTAGCGGAAATAATGGCGCGCTCTGAAGATGACTTCAATAAGATTAACGCTGACGATTTGTTCGATCAAATTCAAGGATAGTTTTAGATGGCTAGCAACGTAGGAAAAGATGCGGTATCGGAATCGTTAGAGACAAGATCTAGCGTAGCTGACGTCGTCCAACAGCAGGCCACGGCCAGTCCTACACAGACCTTACTTCGAGCTGTAGTGGTGGAAGTACTTTACGATTTAGCTGCCATACCAGATGAGGACATAGAGGAGCTCAAATCGCTAGTTAATGTTCCTGACTTGGTCGCCTCAGCACCACGAAATTCAATCATTGCGAGAGTTACCACTGCCGGCGCTGACAAGAAAGCAGAAGTCGCGAGAGAACAAGTCACAGAGGAAGAACAGCAAAAAGCTGACGAAAACAAAGAGCCGGTTGAGGAAAAAGACGCGATAGGGAAGGTAGGTATACTGGCTTATCCGTTCTTTCCACCTCATCTCTGCATGCCTCTCAAACCTGGAGAGCAAGTCTGGCTGGTCACTGAGTCTCCTGATACACCTTCTAAGATAATGTACTGGATGTGCAGAGTTACAGAGCCAGATCATATAGACGACATTAACTACACTCACTCAGACAGAAAATTTTCTGGATCACTCGCTCCAAAAACATCAAAGGAAAAAGCTGACGCAGCAACTGGTTCATCTGAAAAAACGGACACTTCACCATCAAGCTCTACAGGACAAGCTGAGGGAAAAAAAGAAACATTCGATAAGAATGAAGACGGAATAGATGATCGTATTTTTGGCTTTCCCAATGGAACCGGCGAGGCTGATGGTTACACTTTAGCAGAAGAGTTTGCTTACGAAGAGATTGTCAACTTGGCTTCCGCCTATAATCAGTTTCGTACTCAAGATGTGCCAAGATATACGAAACGTCCTGGTGACCTAGTGCTGCAAGGTTCAAACAATACTCTTATATGCTTAGGCGAAGAAAGAGGATGGCGCCACGATGACAGTCCGGCAGATAGCGAGACCTCAAACGCGACAGAGACAGAAGATCAGCTTACTGAGAAAAAAGATCACGTATGGGGAGCAATCGATATTGTTGCCGGACGTGGCAGGTACAACTGGAGAATGCTGGGTGAAGAAGTCGAAACTTCAACAAGCTCAGAGCCTCTAAGTCCATCCGCTCGCGTCATACTGAACTCTCCAGATGCAGACCAAGGCCGTGAAGCGTGGGTTGAAGTAAACAAGAATCCTCAAGAGTCTGATAACGCAGAGGAGAACAGAAAGGATAACCCGACTGAAGGCGACCCGGATTTCTTTAGCGACGCTGCAAGAATAATAATTTCTCATGGCTCTAAGACGGACGAAAACTTTAATATTGCGGAGATCGGTGCAACTCTTCCGACTCCTATCGGCGAATCGTTCGGTCAATACGATTTGGTGAACAAGGAAGGGGAGTATCCTTCTGCGATCACAACAAAGGCTGATGAGATAAGAGTCATAGCTCGTAAGCTTGAAGCAGGTTCACCTGTAGAAGGAGCACCAGAAATTAATGGTTCTATACGGCTGGTTAAAGAGGGGACACCAGATGGTGATCTCGCCACCATCATGTTACTTCCTGACGGTACTGTACAGATAACTGGCTCTAGAATAGTACTAGGTCGGCATCCTGATGATGGTGGACTGGGTGCCGATAACAAGGGTCCAGGAGAGGGTAATTCTCAACCTTATGTGAAGTACCAGCAGCTAGAAGACTTGTTAACTGCGATGATGAAAGACGTGCAAACATTTTGTGATACAGTGTTGACTCACACAACACCTGGGTATGGTGCTCCATCAGTTCAATTGAATTCAGCTGCAAACGCATTAAAGGCTGCAATGTCTTCCCGTATAGGCGAAATACCAGACTTACAGTCTGAAAGAATATTCGGAGAATAGGAGAGAGAAATGCCATTATCAGTTGCAAAAGTACCGTTAGAGACTCAAATAGCCGCCGCTTTCAAGAGAGTTAGGAATGCTGGCAAAGAAGACGGTGCCAACCCCGACGCTATTATAGACCAGTTGGCTAACGATCTTGCTACAGCTATTAATGCTTATGTTACTCAAGCTGTCGTACAAGTTACACTAGTTAATACAGCTGTAGTCGGAGTAGGCGGTGGTGTTCCAGGACCTGTGGTAGGAACAGGCGTCGGAATAGGTTCTGGGATATTGATATGACAAAACATCACCACTATTTTTGAGCAATGGATATTTATGAGTGGTGGTGGAACAAGTTATGTCAATTGAACGAAGAGTAAATACAAAAACTTACAGTTTCAAATCTGTAGGGAATACAGCCGAGCTAAAGAAGAAGCTCGCGAACTCCGACCTACAGCGTCCACCTGTGGGTATAAAGACTCCCGTTGCTTTGTCTGAAAAGGGCGGAGCTTTTCTGGAAATGCATGATAATTTTCCAGATCAGATACATGACAACTTATTGAACTTGATACTTTGTAACCATGGAGAAAGATTGGGACTACCTGACTTTGGAGCTAACCTGATGGAACTGACGTTCGAACTACAGGAATCAGATACTCAATCTGAAGCGATGTCTAGAATCAACTCTGCTGTTTCAAAGTACATGCCCTACGTTTCTTTAGAGACGTTTACACCGATTATTGATCTGTTTGACAACAAAGAAGTCGCAAAGATCGGAGTCAATTTAGGCTACACCATACCTAAGCTTCGTACCGACCTTCGTCAAATTGAGGTAATTTTGTATAGTGCAGGATGATTGAATGGCTATTGACGCAAAAAAACAATTAAAGAACGCGACGAAAAGAAATTATCTTGCAAGAGATTTTCAATCTTTTAGAAACGAGCTGTATTCACACGCAAAGCTTTTTTTCTCTGACAAGATACAGGACTTTACAGAGCCCGGGTTAGGGGGACTCTTACTAGACATGGCTGCATATGTCGGCGACACCATGTCATTCTATCTAGATCATCAGTTCAACGAGTTAAACTGGTCAACAGCTATAGAGAATAGAAACATCAAGAGACATCTTAGAAACGCAGGTGTTAAGGCTCGTGGCGCAAACCCAGCTGTCGCGATGATAAAGCTTTATTTTGAAGTGCCAGCAGAGACCGTCGACGACGAAATAATACCTAAGAGAAATCTGCTTCCGATAGTCCAAGCGGCGACAACTTTCGTCTCTAAGGATGGTGTACCGTTTTCCCTAACTGCGGATGTTGATTTTTCTGAAAAAGATTCTGCTGGTAATTACCTGTATGACTCTATCGTTGTTGAAACAGATGATGACTCCAATCCTACTTCATTTGTGGTCGTAAGAAATGGTCTGGTGTTGTCTGGAATAAGAAAAGAGGAGCAATTTGCGATCTCTAACGTTTCTAAACCTTTTAGAAAGATTATCCTTCCTGATGAGAACATAACATCTATAATAAGCGTGAAAGATAGTGATGATAATCAATATTATGAAGTTGAATCGCTATCACAAGACACGGTATTTAAAAGAGTAGAAAACGTGTCTGTAGACCGAGACGACGTTTCTCATAATTTAGAAGTCATACCAGCTCCCAGGAGATTTGTTTCATATTATGATTATGACACTAAGTTGACATCTTTACAATTCGGCTCCGGAGACGCAACCACAACAGATAATGACTTGCTACCTGACCCATCTGAGTTAGCATTACCTCTTTACGGGAAGACTACTTTCACAAGATTTTCTTTAGATCCTAACAAGCTAATGCAAACGCAGACCTTGGGAATATCACCGAGAAACACGACACTAACTGTAGCCTATAGAGCTGGTGGCGGATTAAAGCACAATGTAGCGGCAGACATGATAAAGACTGTCACTAAGCTCTTCATAAAGTTTCCACAAAACGCAAGTGCCAGTGACTCCGCTCTTGTTAGGGCAAGTATAGATGTTACTAACCCTCTCCCGGCGATGGACGGAGATAGAGCGCCAACGCTTGAGGATTTGCGGTCGCAAATACCAGCTGCTAGAAACAGTCAGTCAAGAATCATTACAAAGCCTGATTTAATAGCGAGGATCTACACACTCCCCAATGAGTTTGGAAGAGTGTTTAGGGTCGGCATAAGACCCAACCCTATAAATTCTCTAGCCAGCCAGATCTTCGTGATTTCTAGATCAAGATCTGGAACTTTAAAAATGTCATCTGACACTTTGAAGAAAAACTTACGTACTTACTTAAACGAATTCCGAGCCGTTAGCGATGCTTACGATATACTAGATGCTAGAATAATCAATTTTGGAGTACACATCGACGTAGTTGCCCATCCTGACTCAAACAAAGGTCAGGTTGCGCAAGGGATTATATCAAACCTCACTAACCTTCTGGCACTGAAGAATATGCAAATAGATCAACCGATCGCATCTGCAGATATAATGAACTCAATATTAAACAGTGCCGGTGTGATATCGCTAATAGACTTTAGGGTGGTAAATCTTTCTGGCACGATAGAAGACAGAACTTATAGCGATGTCTCATTCAACGTCGACGCGAATACAATGCAACGAATGGTGGTAGGTCAACCTGGATCGATATTTGAGCTGAAGTATCCAGCAAATGATATCGTGGTAACAGTGAGGTAAATAAAACATGTTCTATATCATTACAGCTAGCTCTGATACATACATCACTGACAAAATCTTACAAAATAAATTTAGAGCCACCGACGCAAACGTAGGTAGGGCTGGCACTCTGGATCTGTTTAAGTTATATGATGAGTCGATATTCACGCAGAATGGAACCATAGTGACTAGTTCTGTCAGTGAGTTATCGAGAATACTGATTAAGTTTGATTATGAAAACTTAGTCTCTCTTACTTCAAGCAGTCTAGATCTGAATAGCGATACTTTTAAAGCCGAACTTCAATTAACAGAAGTTAATTCAGGTGTGCCGGTCCCTAGAGATTTTTCCGTCATTGCCAATCCTCTAGCGGTGAAGTTTGATGAAGGTTCTGGAAAGAGTACTTCACAGTTTTCTGATGTCGATGTTGCAAACTTTATAACTGCTTCCGTAACTGCTGGAACACCTTCTCTATGGAATGTGACGGGCTCAGGCCAGGGTGGATATCTTAATTCTTCTGGTATCGACTATATCACTAGTGGCTCAATAGGCTCGGCGGAGATTGACTTTGGAGCTTCCAAGACTTTTGTTGAAGGACCCGGTAATCTGGTGTTAGACGTGACCAAGCAGGTCTCTTCATCATTAGCGAATGATATGGTCAATCACGGCTTCAGAATAGCTTTTAGCGGCTCCTACGAAAGCGACACTAAAACACGATTTGTGAAGAGGTTTGCTTCTAGACATTCAAGAAATAGACTTCTTGTTCCAAGACTACTTTTGACCTGGGACAACTCAATCCAAGATCGGCATTTAGACCTACAGTTTAATGTGTCATCATCTTTGTTTTTAAAGAACTTCATTTCAGGACGTCCTGCAAATCTCGTCAGTGGGTCAGCGCTGACTGAACTAACAGGACAGAACTGTTTGAACCTGAGGTTCGTATCAGGATCAGGTACGATTACAGAGACGACGTTCAACGTATCTGTGTCTCAACATACTGGGTCGACAGACGGTTCTGGTATGGTAGGCGTATATTCTGGAACTTTTAACTTAGATGAGTTTAACACAACCTTCTTCGGTAATTCTACGAAATACGTCGATGAGATAGAGCTAAAAGAAATTTGGTCCTCTAATGATTTGACTGTTTCATTCTTTAGCGGTTCTGTGAAGATCAGAAAGGGTTCTAGAAGCACAGCGGGATTTTCTAATAGAAGATTACATGTTTCTGTTGTGAATGCACAGACGGCATACAGGGAAGGTGATGAAGCGAGTTTTAGACTATTCGTAGAGGACCTCGACAAGACACTAAATGAGAAAGCCTATAAGCTTCCTAGAAGAAGAACAAGCGAGGTATTTGATGTTGCTCATTATAGACTTGTAGACAAAGAAACAGGCACAATCATCGTTCCATTCGACAAGATAAGAAATTCAACTCGCGTTTCAACAGACGCGGATGGAATGTATATTTCGTTCTTGACAGCTGGTCTTCCAAAGGGCCGGACGTACACTATACATCTTTTAGTAAATGACCGAGGTATCGAGAGGTTGTTCAGTCTAGATGATATATCTTTCACGGTGGTATAAGAATGTCAAGAAAAAAGAACGTTTTCTCAAACCAAAAGTTGTTTACACCAGCTGTTGTAAGAAAATATACAAAATCGTCTGGAGTCTTAAAAGAACAGACATTGGGCTCTGTCTCTGGATCAAAGGAGGTTAATGATACTCCGTCTGGGTCATTCCGTTATGATCCTCCAGGGTCTCCCCTTAAGTCATCGCAACAGCTTCCTTTAGATTTTTCGAAGTTTGAAAATCACACGTTCTTTTCTTCTGCTGAGGTAAACGTTAATTTAGCGTACGAAAAAATTATTAACAAGTTTCCGTTTGACGGAACAAAGAAAGAGTACGAAGACTGGCTTGATGACCTATCAGGATTTGAGAAGTACATTTTAGATATATACCCATCATATACCGGCTATCTGACCTTTCATGGTAACAATGAGTATGTGGAAGTCATAGATAAAGCAGGTGTTATATTTCCTTCTATCTCTAAGAAGGTATCTGCCAAGACTGTCTTGAACCCCCGCTCAAATCCAATTTTTATTGAGCTAGACTTGGCAATACCTAGCGAAGCATCTAATGACCAATACATCTTATATCATAATTCGAATAATGATGTTGGGTATGCTGCATTCACAAGAGCATCAACATCGAGCTCTAAAGCTGATCTAACATTCACAGTCTTTAGTGGGTCGACTACTGCATCTGCAACAACTGAGATTGAAAAGGGTAGCTTTACCCACGTCTGTCTCTCTTATGATAACTCTATACAGGAGAAGAGAGCAAAGATATTGTCTGGAAGTGTTGTTGTCGCAACCTCGGATAGGGTATCTTTTGATTCAATTAGTACTGCGGGAAATTCGTTACTGATCGGATCAGGCTCAACTTTAGCAATCAGTAGCTTTACGCCAACTCAAACGTTTTCAGGGTCAATCAATAACTTTAGAGTATACCATAAGACAAGAACATCATCTGAAATTGACCGCTATATAAAAAGGACTCTTTTTGCCGACAGTAACAGCATGAACGTCTTAAACTTAAGGTTTAATGAGGCAACGGGAAGCTATCAAAACAATTCAGTTGTTTTAGATTCTTCTGGTGAGAGTTTACACTCCAGGATTGTCAACTACGACGCCGGAATACGCTCTGAAAAGCCTTACGACAGTTTATGCTTATTTGAAAGTTCTGTATATCATCCTACGCTGTTTCCAAGTCATCCTGACGTCATTTCTTTAAACGAGCAGTTGTTGGTTAGCGCTTCTAACTATGATGCCAATAACCCTAACTTGATAACAAAGCTTATTCCTGATCATTACTTTGAAGTTGCAAAAGCCTCAACTGGACAAAGCGATTATGGCACAACCTTGAACGGTATAGAACAATCACCTGACGCATATTCTGTTCCTGGCGCAGCCAAGATGGGACAACCACAGATCATATCAGCTCTGTTGTTTATGTGGGCCAGAATGTTCGACGAATTAAAGCAAATGATCGATCATGCATCTGAACTAGTTCATATAGACTATGAATCAGAGGAATCGATAGCGAACCAGCTTTTACCAATGTTATCTGAGTATTACGGTTTTGAGCTTTCTAGCATGTTTAGGAACGCAAGTTATGACCAATTCTTTGACGGTGAATCTATAGTTGCTGGGAAAGTACCGGGCCTTCTGGCACTACAGAACGAAATATGGCGTAGAATATTAATTAATCTACCTGAGATTGTACGATCGAAAGGGACACTGCATAGTATAAAATCCCTATTTAGATCCGCCGGTATCGATCCGGATAGGATGTTTCGATTCGTTGAGTACGGGAGTGAAAACCAACTTCGGCTCGGCCGGTCAAGAAAAAAGATAACAGAAATATCGACGTTACTAGATTTTTCGGGAAGTATCTCCTACACTCCCTCTGCTACAACAGACGTACAGGGATACAACAGCAACAAGCCAAACCTAATATCTTCTTTCTTGACTGGGTCTAGGATAGAAGTCGGTTATCCTGACATTTCTGGAGTAATGATACAACAGGAAGAGTATTCTCCACACGGCATATCCAACTCTGAAAATGACGGCTTGTTCACATCCGGAAGCTGGTCGATAGAAAGTAGATTTAAGTTTCCTACAACTAGAAATTTTTATGATCCACAAAGTCTTTTACGACTACACACAACTGGATCGTCTGTATCGCACAACGTGATTGTGAACTTGGTAGCAGACCCCAATATTGACGAAGATGCCGAGAATGGAATAGTGACGCTGTATTGCCGACCCGGCTTTGAAACCTCAGATGATCTATTAACTCTCTCTATTAATGATGTCAACATCTTCGACGGAAATAAATGGTACGTATCCGCGGGAAGAAAGAGAAATGATGAGATAGACAGCTATGTGTCATCAAGCTACTTTCTGACTCTTGCCAGACAAGAGAATGGCGAGATACTGGAATATTACACAACATCGTCTTTGTTCTTGGACTCAAATGTCGTTGGAGAAAATGCGTTCCAAAAGAAAGATTATCTTGGCACGACGCTGAACGCATCAGGCTCTTTCATAGTGGTTGGAAGCCAGACACTAGACGACTCTATTTCTCGCCACTTAAATGATAGCACAATAGTTGAAAAAGCTAGAACAACAAACTTTTCTGGGCTAATGGGTCACACAAGGTTTTGGTCGAAAGCCTTGACACAAGAAGAAATGAAAGAACACACGAGGAACTTTACTTCTTTGGGTGTAGAAGACCCTCTAAAGAACTTCGGTTTTTCTCATGAGATCACTGGTTCATTCGAGAAACTGAGACTAGATATCTCGACAGACCAACCTGTTACCACAACAGATGTCAGCGGTGTAATAGACCCCTTGATAGATTTTTCGCAACAGTTTGCGTCTAGCTCTAACCCAGGAGGGTTCAGCACTCTTAGGGGCTTTGAGGCATCGACTCAAGTCATAAAGCCTGAAAGATTCGACTATAGCGCGATATCATATCTTTTTGACGAGCCATCGACATCTAATAAGGTGAGGATATTGGGTATGACAGAAGGCGAGAACATTGCAGAGTATGACACGCTACCAGCTCCGATATATGAGATTCCAAGAGCCACTGAGCCTGTAGACGATGTAAGATTCTCAATAGAGTTCTCAGTATCTCAAGCTCTTAACGAAGACATTATGAAAATCTTTGCCACACTAAACGCCCTTGACACCGCTCTTGGTTCACCAAACACTATGTTTTCAGAAGAGTATTTCGACCTCCGTCAGATGAGAGAGATATACTTCAACCGCTTGGTCGGGGAAGTTAACTACACTAGCTTTTTTGAGTTTTTTAGATGGATAGACCAGTCCTTCGATTCGATGGTAACTAACCTAATACCCAAGAAGACTAACTACAAGGGATTCAACATGATTGTTGAAGGTCACGCCCTAGAAAGAAGTAGGGTTCCATACAACACCGGTGACATATACCTCGGCGAGAATGATAGAAGAAATCTCAAGGGAACCATACTATTAAGACAGCTGGTCGGTAACATAAGGAAGATTTGATGACATCACAAAGAGTTTTAAGTGGCAGCAAATCAAAAGGTTCTACTGCTACGCTAACAGGATCAGTGCAATATTTCTATCAAGGAACTAGCGTAAGAACGTTCTCTTCTTTTGTGGGTAGTCTACTCCCAAGGATGGGTTCAGGTGACCGTATCGAAATGTACAAGGACGGCTCCCCGATTGATACATTTGATGGGTTTGATGACTCTATAATCATAAATAACAACTCTGCTGATATGGGCGGAGAAAATGATGGAAAAAGAATAGAAGAAAGAGTCAGTCATGACTACGAGAACCGTGGGTTTGGTCAACCCACACTTACACTGAAGGGCGAGCCTTACGCTGATACTATTAAGTTTGATCCTGTCATCTATATAAAAGACTCTCAAGAAGTCATGTGGCCAGTTAACATGTGGAATGCTGGGTCATTGGACGATCACGAGTTCGATGGTGTTATTGAGCCTTTAGATATCCGACGAGAAGTGTTTGGAGAGATAATCACAAAGTATGAGGGTCGTTCTATAAGGGGTGCACTGGTCGGAGCAGCATCGGAACAACCCTGGGGTAGCAAGCAGATAGAAAGCGCTTGGTACATAAGTGACAACAGCTGCCGTCCATTTCTAGATGCGCCAACAGTCTTTTCTCTTGATGATAGTGAGACGCCGATAGCAAGTCAGGCATACCAAGACATAGAACAATCAGCAGATTCTGCCTTTTTAGAGAAAGATACTTATCATGACAGAGTTTATTTTTCTTTGCTAACTCACAATAATAGTGATATGAGAACAGCCTTACGTCAATTAAACAGTTCTTCTTGTGATAGTTTGACTGACCCTTTTGAGAAAAGGGCTAATAGAGGTCTTACTGAAGGTCAGAATGTCGGTTCATTGGCGTTTAGTAATCTGCTTGTAGTTGGGGAGCAGTCGTGAAAGATACAAAGAACTCACCATTTATACACGATATATCTAAATCTCTTGTCATTACAGGGTCTGCCGTTCCGGCGGCTGTCTCGTATGTGCGGTTTAATCACTTCCAAGATTCCGATACTGAGACCGGGACGTACATAACTGATTACGGAAACCCTACACAGCCATATAAGGTAGTGCAAGGAGACCGCGGTAATAACACGGGGAATTTTTGGGCGACGACAGGATCACTAGACCAGCTAGACATATACGGAGAGAAGGTATACACGGATGAGGTTGTCCAGCCAGGTCTTAAAGTAAGAACTCTAATGAGCCAAAGGGGACTGTCTCTACCGTTAAGCTCAGATCCTGTGTTTATATCAAAAGATATGAAAGACCTGTATTCGGATACAGATTGCGCATTGACTTTTATGGTCAAGCTGAAGTTGACCAGTGAATTAGAGTCGGATAAAGCTGTCATTATACTTGCTGACCATCCGCCCCCGGGTCCAGTCGTCGCAGCAACAGACGTTTTCTCTATTGCTCTGGATCATACGGAAGTAAAATGTGATTTCCAAAGTGTGTTCACGGGTGTACCACCGTTCCAGCTAAGTCTTTCAACAACTGGTCTCGCAACTTCTACGTTCATAACAGTGTTTGGATCTTTTTCTGTTTCGTCTAGTGGGCTCATGACGGCTGAAAGATTCGCTGTCTACAGCACAGAGACGGGAGAAGAGCTGCACTATGCATCAACTCTCCCCGCCGTCCTTAACAACGCTCCAACCCTTAATAATCCCGTGCTTTACGTTGGTTATGGAACAAAGAGCGTTAGCGGAGGGGTAAATAACGAATTTCTTGAAGCAGATTTTGTAGAAGTAGATTTAGCTGAGATCGCAATATTCGATTCTGTCCTAACTCAAGAGCAGATGCAGACAATAGCTCGGTCGCATCTAGCAGAAAATCAATACAAGTCTGGATTCAACAACCGCTCACCAAGAAGAACGCAGCAGCTTTTAGATGCCAGAACTGTCTATCCGGCTTCTTCTAACCCAAGCTCTCCCGTAACTTCTGCTCCTGTCTTTAATGATCAGTTCACCAAGGTGTATGGAATCCAGCCCCAGTCAGGATCGGTTTCAGGAATTATGTATCCCGAGATGTTACCAGCTTATATGTTTTCTGGAAGTGATGATTCTCGAGGTGCGGAAGGAAACGTAAAGCCGTTCTACAGAGACTTACATCAGACTGAGTATGACAAAAGGTTGGTCGGCCCTGGTGTAATGAGACAGGGTCTGTCGCATAAAGAAACAGAGATACTTAATGTAGGTACTAGAAATTCTCCAATTGTGATCGGTGAGGACTCTGACGCTCTTGGCGGTACTATAGAGCCGTTTAATGATAACCATCCATTAGCTGATAAAAATGAGCAAGTCGCAGTAAGTGAAGATGTGATACCGGGCTTGAATCAGCGCCTTGGTGATCATGTCGCTATCATAATTGACCTGAATCCAGTTGATGATACTACAATCGGTGTCGAAAGAACAGGCGGTGCGAAGTCTTGGCTTGGAGAGACCACAGGTCGTGTAACTTCGATGGCTTACTTTAACTTCGCCACTAGAAAGTGGGAAACAGCAGGCAAGAATAACGACTTCGTGATACCGGGTGCTATCACGGTAAGCACTGGATCTGCTGTTGGTACAGGCACGATAGCTGATAAACTCGTCGATATATACACAAATGGATTTCAAGAGCTTGTCAACAGCTCTTCTATCGGGTTTGCTGGTACATCTGGATTCACGATTTACGAAGATAAAGGAAGTAGCGCATTTGCACCTCTAGCCTCTAGAGGCGCTCCAGTCACTTCTTATGGTTTTCCGTTACACCAGAAATACGAAGCAAAAGACGAACAGCTCATAGACATGTCTGATTATATCGACGCTCCGTTCGTTGTTGAAAGAGTTGCGTTTGAGGTTGGCGTAGCAGTAGAGGACTCTGGACCCCATTCGCTGGGCTACAAGTTAGAGACAAATCAAGACAATTCCAACCCGGGCGATAATTCGCAAATGCCGAACTTAAAATTCACGGCTGATGTCGATACTCCGATGGCAGCATTTCATGAGCATAATGAGTACGCGAAGCTTGTAGACCATATGAGGGTGGAGGTTTCGAGAGGAAGCTTTATTAATGGCTCGTGGTGCATTGACGTCAATGACTTTAGCGCAGGAAGAGGGACTACGGTTGCAAGGTGGAACCGCCCGAGAGATTACCCTTACATGGCGTATTGGGACGCTAACACACTAAAAAATCGTTGTATAGCTTCAATATTTCTAGGTTATCAAAACCATCCACGCCAAGAGATACCAAACGCAGATTATAATCAACCCTACAGAGGCCTTAGTTTTCCTGTCCTTCCTGATAGACAAGCAAACCCGGGTTTTAGGTTTGTGATGGGAGCAGGCAGTCTATGGTCATACGCTGATTATTTCGGTCTTAATCCCGGCAACTACCCGGCAAGGATGATGCTACCAGTCGTTCCCGGCCCAAGGACGGCTTCTGACCCCGGACACTCTCCCTCTTTACAAGGGTGGAATGATGGTGCCGCGTTACCTCCATCCAGAGACGAAAATGAGCCCGTTGCTGACTGGGCATTCGCTGATGTTAACGTTTCTTACATACCTCTGCTAGCAGCAGGTGTGAATGGACTAGTCACTGGATCAAACGACCCAACTGGTATCCGGAGACCTACCCAGCATCCCATATCGTTCGTTGAGAAGCGTACTTATAAAACTCAGAACTGGGAGGACGTTAGCGCAGCTAGTATTAATGACTGGGGTCTTTTTGAAGAGCCTGGTGTTCCTTTCTGGAGAGCTGACACGTTCTTTTTGCTGAGACAGACAAAGTCAGATGAGAAACTAAAAGTGCAGTTTTCATTTGAGTTTACGTCGGATAGCTCTAAGGTGTTTTTCCCGTTGTGCCCGTGGGCAACCGGGCAGCAGCCTCAGAAGATTTACGGTATGCGGTTCGACTCCGGTGGCATAAAATTTAGAAGAACAACCAACCGAGAAATGGAGCAAATGCATGGTTACAGGTGTGTAACATCTCGCGCGTGGTATGGCGACTTCTCTGGTTATCCTCCTGTTGACCCGACAAACGGTGTCTTGCTCGCCAACGGAGCTGAACTTAAGACATTATATTCTATAGGGAAGAGTGACCTTAAGGTCGGGTGGGAAACTGAGACAGACACGATCAGAGAGCTAGTCACATTCGGCCAGGTCACACATTACGGGTACTGCGCTGCTCAAGACGGCTATGTCGACAAGATAGTAAACACCGCCAACATAGACCGTGGACTCGGATTAACATCAGGATCATGGGATGGCGACTTTCGGACAGCTGTCGTCGACACACGTCAAGCGCTATTTGGACAAGCTATGAAGCTCAGCAGGATGCAGACCGCTGGGAACTCTGTAATACCTGCCGACCCTTTCACTGTTAATGCCACGTACGCAACACAATATTCTCAATTTTCTGACGCACCAAATTCTTTCCAGGGTTCGTGGTCTTTTTCTCCCGGGGAATCCCATCTTGATGGCTTTAGAAACTGGTTACCGTCTTTTACATGGGCTGATAGCGAGACCAACCCCGCCTCCCCCAATTCCTCCACACCTACTACGGGTATCAATATAAGCGGCCAGGGTCGTTATAAAACTATGACGTTCGACGGTGCTTCATACAGTGAACAACTTCTTTCGTTCCCTCGGTGGACCGGTACTTCGTATCATGCGGGTGGCGCCGATGTTTCTCATACTCTGGATAATTGGCAACCGTTGTTACTTGTGCAGAAGTCGCAGGTCCGAACCTTGTCTGGATCTTGTCTTTGGGATTTATGGGACGCCGTTGATAACCAGATGCAAGAATATGCCGGTACCGGCACCTCTGAAAGAGAGATTGAACCATTAATCCCGGGCGGTTCTGGATTTTCAATAATATCTACTCCGGCGTGGCCAATTGGGTCGACAGATGCAGTTGATCGTGAAATTAATAGTGAAGGTGTTATCAGATATACATCAGCAGGTGATCAACCGTACTTATTTGGCCGTATCACCGCAGGTATTGAAGCGGATGGTTTTCCCGGTACGAACGTAGGTAATCCACCCGTCTACCAAAGATATGCCGATTTTAAGTGGTGGGGTGGTTTCGACACTCCCCCACTTTCAAGACCATCTCAAATAACGGATTTTCTTGGCGAGCGCCCGTTAACTGGCTGGTTACAGGCTGGGCTAGGCAAGGAAAAGAATATCTACATTGGTCAAGGCGCAAAGCACGGAGGTACCAATATAGATTATGATGACAACTGGTCTGGCTTTACGTTAATGACGGCATCCACAGTGTATCGTCCTTGGGGGATCCCTGGAAGCGAAAATGCCACTCTTCCACTGCACGCTAATGTGTATAAGAGACAGTGGTTAAACTATGAAGAAAACTTAACATTTGAAGTGCCAATAAAAACCGTGACGCCGACAACAGCTCATGATTCTGGATACTGGGTTGTGACAGCAGAAGATGTGTGGGGCCCACAGCTGAGTGATGTCGAAGGAACGCCGGGTGTAATATTTGTGCCATTTTCACCCACAGGCGCGGCCAGCAAGCAGGCTATACCTTGGATAAACAGAACTGCCTCTAACTTCGCTATGCATGCGAAGAGGTACCACAGAAGGTACACGATGTCACCATCTCGAGGCGGATATAACGTTGGTCCTCTGGCTGATGGATTTAACTCTGGCCGTGTTTTCTTTAGAAACGTCGCTGCTGCGACCCAGTCTGGTGCGCAGTTTCAGAGAAAATTCACACCAAGCATCTTACATGGCAACGGCCGGATAGAGAATGAAGGTACCATCGACCCAACCCTCGAAGCCCAACAAATATATTACGAGGATAGGTATAACTCTCAAGATCAGGCTTTAGTGACAGGAAGCATCGCGACAGAGCAGGCGCAGCAGTCTCTCTATGTGTTAAAGCCGTCTGATAAGCTTATTTTAGGTGTGCAACCTTCTTTACCCGGGTGGAATGCCGGCTCTGGACTACCGAACAACAGGTGGTCAAATAAATGGGGTACGTGGGATTATAAAGAATCAAATGCTACAGAGCGTGTAAGAAGCCTAGACGCCGATGTTGACGGAACGCACAAAGACTGCTTGATGAACCTAGAAGATCCCTATGAGCCTTGTCACGGCCTGACGATGCTCAAAGGTCCCAGCCGGATTGTTCTGTACGGTTCATTCTTACGTGATAACAAACATTACTCTCCAAGCTCTAAGCAACAGCTTCGCTCTGCTGCTGTGCACGAAGCACTTCACTATGACAACCCTGTACTTGATCAGTTCTTAACTGATAACGCATATGAGTACACAGGTAATACCCTGGCTCAACACATCACTGGTAGCATGTTGGATGGTGATAGAGGCGTTGCGGGTACACTGGCAGCGGGTAACTTAACATTCAGTGGAAGCTTCCAAAGGTTCACCAGAGCGACTGAAGATAGTCAAGTGTTTTATGACACGCTTTTGCATGATCCTTTTGATATATGCGAAATAGACGGGGTCGTTCGAAAAGGAATACAAGCAGGAGGCTACGCTGTCATTAACATGTTTATGCCTAATGACTGGTTAATTCCGACGACTGCAGAGTATATTGACACCGCCACCATCAACCTCGTCACAGACTACGCTTTTTCTAGTGCATGGCCGCATTCTTTTCCTTTTGAAGAAAAGTATTCTAACGTAAAAAGATTGGTTTCACGAGATCTATCGTTCGTCCCTAGAAGATTAGGTTTTGGCTCTCTCCTCGAACCAAATTCCCTCTACTTTGGGCTGTCAAGCGCCATGTATCAGTATCCCCTAGGGTCATCTCCCCTGCAACTTAATAACGAAGACGCAAGTGACCCATCACTCGTTAGGTTTCTCACTGGATCATCTGGCGACATAATACCTTATGATCACTGGAAGTGGGTCGAAGAAAATTACCCCACTTCGCCTAGCGACCCGGCTTGGAGCGTGGGTCAACATGTCTCCGCGGTAACTAATATGGCGAATACTACGGTACCAGATTTCGATAATGCATCAAGTCTCTCCGACTTCTACGGGCCCATGTACAGTACACGAACGATAACGGCATACAGGAAGGTAACTGCCGCGATGTTGGGTTATGGTCGACAGAACAGGAAGCAATTAGACTTTAATCCCTTCTCGTTCTATTTCAATTTTGTCGAAGAGGATATAAATGGTGTGGTGGCTGGTAACTCCGGAAATGCAACGAGATTTCATCCCGCAGGCTTCAAGTATGGCTACATGAACTGTGATCACTTATATCCGTCTACAGTCCATAGAGCAGATCATTATGGTCAATTCCGAGATATGCTAGAACAGCGTCTGTACGGCAAAGTGTACAGCTTCGGAGATGAATACAACAAGCGCGGGGAAAGCGAAGCTGCTGTGACATGTATCTTTGTAGACGCTGATGGAGCGCCTATTGACGATGCAACAAAGACGCAGTGCTTGAATCTCTCTACTTCTGCAGCGTCAACAAAACCATTTATTGAGGGTGAGGTCCTTCGCGAGATAATAATTAATTCTGAGTCTGTAACTATTGAATGATCCAGACTTAAACGGATCGGTTGAATGAGTCAGAAAAACAGGACAGAACTGAGGAAAAAAGACTTTCTGGTCGTCAGACAGACGAAAAACCAGAACATCGCAAAAGTCATAACCCCTCAGACATTCCAGGTCGGCCTTGATGATGCAGAGTTCAAGAATACTCTCATTGTAAAGGGTAACGCTCAAGTTGAGGGTCGCTTAACTGACTCTGCTGGAAACGCGTTCATAAAAGGCTCTGGAAACGTCACTGTCACGGAAGACAGTTCTGGCGGCGTCACCATCACCGCAGCACTTTCAGCAGGTGGCGCGCTCACCGGTGGCACATCTGGCGGAATCACTAATTTTTCGTATGACGGTTCAGGAACTGCGACTGTTGCCCTTGATCTTTTTACGAACACAGGACTTGAGATCCATCCTTCTTATGGACTGGCTATCAACCCAACACAAGCTACAGAATTATCAGCTATTCCCGCCTCAAATGACTATCTGTTAATTCATGATACTAGCGACACCACTAATATAAGAGACGTTAAAAAAATATCTGTCGCAAATCTGCTTGCTGCCGCCCCCGCACATTCGGCATTAACTTTTTCTGTTTCTCCACGAGACGGATTGAGCGGCGCTTCATTCGACAATCAAGCCGATGCCAACTTTGATGTTAATGCTGGAACAGGTCTTGCGATAGTCGGAGGTACCAGCTCTGGCGGTGCGGTGTTTGTAGATCCAAGTAATGCATCATCCGCCGCAATAGCAGCCGGCGACTCCGTGTTATTTTACGATGCCACTGCTTCTGGAACAAGAAAGACGACTATACAAGATATAGCGAATTTTGCTTCTAGTTATAGCGTGTCTGTTGGCACGGGTCTGACCGGTACTGCTTATGACGGCTCTGGAAATTCAACGTTTGCGATAGACACCGGTGTTATACCCACACTCGCGTCCTCGAACACTTTTTCTGGAACGAATACGTTTTCTAGCACGATTAATGCAAACGCCGGAATACAAATCGCACCCGGCACGCCGCTTTTAGTTGCAGGAACCAACGTTTCACTGTCAACAGCACCAAGCGGGCAGGTCACGATATCTTCTACTTTCGCTCCTGGTGGTAGTCTAACTGCTGGCGACGGTATTAAGTCGTTTACGTATGATGGTAGCTCAAACACGACAGTCGCGGTAACAGCAGATGGTCTGTCTTCTGTCGGTACACCTGATCGTCTAGATTACGTTATCATAGCTGACAGTGCTAACCCAGACTCTTTGACTCGCTCCACGGTCGGTTCGATAGCCGATAGTGTGAACCGAACGTCTATTGTTAACGCAGGTCAAGCCATAAACATCAATTATGCAAACCCGATATCTGATCCTGCAACTTTTTCTGTTAAGTTTGACAACTCTACAATTACGCTAAACAGCGCCGGACAACTACAAGCGTCTGGGGTCACGACAGGACCTGTTGGAGACCCGCAAGCTACTTACTTGGTTTTGTCTACTACGTCTTCTCTAGACAATGAGAGAGTATTGACTGCGGGCACGGGATTACAGTCTACGGACGCCGGTGCCAATGCTGCATTCACGATGGCAATTGATGACTCCGTTGTCGCGACTCTTACAGGTTCTCAGTTTTCTGGAAACGTAGGTATAACGGGTTCATTAGGCGTCGAAGGAAACGCTCTGTTCGCAACAGGACTTTCTGGATCTCTACAGACGCTCGCTGACGGTTCGTCATACCTCCGTGAAGGTAATAACATCACGATCGTAACAGGTTCTGACGGCTCTATTACGATATCGTCAACCGCATCTGGTGGCGGTGGCGGCGATAGTGCTGCCGAGTATCTTGTTTTATCTACTACCTCATCACTAGACAATGAGAGAGTACTAACGGCAGGTACAGGTATCCAGACTTTGGACGCCGGCGCCGGCTCAACCTTTACAATAGGTATTGACAATTCGGTTGTAGCAACCTTGACAGGCTCGGTTTTTAGCGGCGATGTCGTGTTCCAGTCAGGACTAAGTGGGTCACTGCAGACTCTGACGGATGGCACAGCTTATCTAACAGGTGCAGGCGGGATAGAGGTCACCACTGCATCTAATGGCCAGATAACAATCAGCGGTAGCGAAGGAAGAATCTATACAGCTGGTACAGGACTTGACTTAACGGCTAACGAGTTCTCTGTAGACAATTCGGTTGTCGCAACCTTAACGGGATCTGTTTTTAGTGGAGATGCCGTATTTGAGGCCGGTCTATCTGGATCTCTGCAAACTTTAACAGACGGTACTGCATACATTACCACGATCGGTGGAATATCTATAACAACTGCCTCATCGGGGCAATTGATCCTGTCGTCCGCGATTGGTGATATCACCAGCGTTACAGCTGGTAACGGGTTACTAGGAGGTGGGACGGATTCTGATGTCACACTTGAAGTAGATAATTCCGTCATCGCTACCTTAACTGGCTCCGTGTTCACGGGTGATGTTATCTTTCAGTCTGGATTATCTGGTTCACTACAAACTCTAGCGGATGGTACAGCTTACCTAACTGGAGCTGGCGGAATAGAGATTTCTACTTCTTCTAACGGTCAAATTACGATCAGCGGCAGTGAGGGAAGGATCTATACAGCTGGTACAGGGCTTGATTTAACAGCTAACGAGTTTTCAGTCGACAATTCTGTCGTGGCTACTCTGACAGGTTCAGTATTTACTGGAGATGCCGTCTTTCAGTCCGGTCTCTCTGGTTCGCTACAAACATTGTCTGACGGAACGACTGCTTACATTACAACAATCGGTGGCATTTCCATAACAACCGCGTCGTCAGGACAGCTCATCCTTTCGTCGGCTATCGGCGATATCACCAGCGTAAACGCAGGTAATGGGTTGTTGGGTGGCGGCACAGACTCCGACGTTACTCTACAGATCGATGATTCGATAGTCGCTGCCCTGACCGGTGCTGTATTCTCCGGAGATGTCATCTTTCAGTCTGGATTGTCTGGCTCACTACAAACTTTATCAGACGGGACAGCCTACCTGACTGGAGCGGGTGGGATAGAAATTACCACCGCCTCCAATGGCCAAATAACAATTAGTGGCAGCGAAGGTCGTATTTACACTGCTGGTACAGGACTCGACTTAACAGTTAATGAATTTTCAATCGATAATTCGATAGTGGCCACGCTAACTGGGTCAGTGTTTAGTGGAGATGTTGTTTTCCAGTCGGGCCTTTCTGGATCTTTACAGACTTTAGCAGACGGAACGACAGCTTACCTAACTGGAGCAGGAGGCATAGAAATAACAACTGCCTCTAATGGTCAAATCACGATCAGCGGTAGTGAAGGCAGAGTATACACTGCTGGTACGGGTCTGTTGTTATCTGGTGAAGAGTTCTCTATTGACAACTCTGTTGTCGCTACCCTAACCGGGTCTGTATTCACCGGTGATGCTATCTTTCAGGCAGGATTATCCGGATCTTTGCAGACGCTTAGCGATGGTATAACTCCCTATATCGTCGGGACCGGAAGTATCAGCGTAACGACCTCATCATCGGGCCAGCTCGTTATATCATCTTCTGCTTCTGGTGGAGGTGGTTCAGGTGTAGATACTGTTTCACAAGCAGGCGGAATTACTGTAAACAATGTGACGACGATGGTGTTTACCAGTAGTTGTTTAACTGACAATGGTGGCGGTCAAGTTACAGTTCAGCCTGTTATTGGTGCAGCAGAAGACGGCACATACACAGACGGTCTGTTCACAGACCTTGAGTACTGCACTCCGATCGGTACAGCAGTTGATAGATTTAATGAGATATTACTGCAATTAGCACCATCACCAGCTCCAACTCTTACAACCGTAGATTGTAATGATAACGGCACAACGGCTTACCTATCATTTGGAGCTAGCTCTTCAACATCAGGATTTACGAACGTGGGTTCCTCTGCGGGTCTTGGCACCGCCGCGGACGTTAATGATCAGTACGGTGTGACAACTTCATCTGGCAATTTTAGAAAAGGTATTTTTACAGCCGGAAGAACTTTCGATGGCACCCTCAATTATCACGTCACAGCCGCCGATTACGGGAATGGCAACGTAAATTATCCGGCTTACTCTTTTGGAGATGCTAACAAAGGTGAAATAGCTTTAGAAGTCAATGGTGTAATCATTCACACGGCTTCATTAACAGACACAACCGTGGGTTCAGGTGATCCAGGCTCAGGAACTTATACCACTGTTAACTCGAATGGGTCGGGTTTTACACAACTGTCGCAGACTGGTTCAGCCAAATTTAGTGACGGCTCGACGTTTACGTACTTTCAACACAGGACCGGAGAGTGGACGGTTGTTGACGGCGACCAGAGAGATGGGTGGAATTACGCTCGCGTCGTACAGATTGTCAATAACATAACATCTTCTTTGACAAATTACGTCGAGTGGGTGAGAGACTCTAACACTGATCCTTTAACAGCCACGAATAATCAGATAACAGCCGTAGATGTCGGCGGATTGAAAGAGTTATCAGGTGTTAAATACTTCAAATCTGGCAGTGTGGAATACAGGGTAGATGTAGAGAACGCGTATAGAACTGTGTATGACTTGAATGCGATAACATTTAACACTACCAACCTGTCCATCAGCAGTCAAGCAAAGCCGACGATAGACACCTTATCAGGGGAGGACTCTTCAAAAGTACTCTCCATAACAGGAAGCTCAGTAATAACTGATCAGACTTTATTGAACGGCTCTGTCGCCGCCTCAATCAACGTTACTCATCCGTTAAAGTCAAATCTGTCTGCTGGCGGCGCAACAACAGCGTCTGGCTTCTTGTTGTATAATGTTACTGATAACTCCACAGCGACATCTGAGACCTTCCGAGGGGAGAGCTATAGGGTTCAATCGGCATCGTATGATCTACAATCAGATGTGACTGGTGGCTCTTTCGATTGGGATTCTTCCCTACATATGTCAGGCACTAACGCTGGTCATACTGACGGATTATTGTTCTATGACGATGAGCTTGTGGCTCCAACAAACTCTTTGTTGAGCGGTGATTTTAGAAATAGTGTCGACCTGGGCTCCCTTGATTTTGCGCCGTCTGGAAATCCGGACTATACGGGCATAACTACTGGTACACGAACATTCTACAGAAAATATCAGAATACATCAGGTGGCACCGCCAATTCGTATGCACTAACTTTCTATGGATCAGGTACGTCCATAGTCGGTGATTCAGGGACTTTAAACTCTTCTAACGTGAAAGTCTATGTTAAGCTTCCCGACAACAGTTCTGGTAATACAACTGGGTGGCTGGACCTGGCAACACTTTTCACATCTGGTACTTACACTGACGGGTCAGGTGCTCGGGTCTACAACTCTCCCGGGTCATTCACGACGACTGTGAGAGGTACGTTTGGCACACATGACATCGCGAACAACGATTTTATCGTCGCCAAAGTCTTAGCCGATGCTTCCTGGACAGGTAATATAAGCCAATTAGACATCTCGTTTGCGAACTCTAACGCAACACCAGCTTCCAATCTGGTTGACATATCTTCAGCAGATGACGGGATAGACGCGAAGTTAAGCTTTGGAACAACGAAGCCCGTAACAGATTTTACCAATGTAGGATCCTCCGCCGGCGTTGGCAGCGCGGCAAACACTAACGACGACTACCTAGACGGGACGCCGAATGCGAGGAGGCTTGGTATATTTGATCTTACTTCTGATATTGATGGTCCCATAAACACAGACTCTTCATCAGGAGGGTTCGCAGATGGTCACACAGGCATTCTTAAGTTAGAAGTTAATGGTTCGGAAATACCAGCTGCTCAAATAGATCTAGCTGCCTTTGCGGGCTCTGGATACCCTGGTTCTGGAGCGTCATCATCTGTTAATGGTAATGGTACCGGGTTCACTAACGTCTCAACAGCACAACCACGTACAGGGTCAAACAATTATCCAGATTTTGACGAATGGTTTAGGACGGCCCGGTTTAATGTTGACGCAGCCGATCAAAGAAATGGCTGGAACTATGTCAGAGCAATTCACTCTGTAGGCGGCTCAGACAGAACGACGACATACGTTGAATGGGTGAACGACTTCTATACAACTAATATGTCATTCACCAATATCGGGTTTGATGACTTCGGTGGAGACACGGTCTTTTATCTATCTGGCGTTAAGTACTTCGATAATATAGCAGGGGACGTCTCAGGTAGCTTGAAGGCTGAAGTTAGTGGGTCTCACTCCAATATCTACTCTAGAGCATCTAACGCTTTCTCAAGTTTAAGCTTAACGAACCTTACAATAAACAGCATAGAGTTCGGCGGAATAGGGTATGTAAACACAACAGTGTCTAGCGATTCTACTGTGGCTCTTCCCGCTTTGGACACCGCGATATCAGATGCACAATCACGTGATATGCATGTCACTGCTTCTTACAACTGTACGCTGACTAACTCTCTACCTGAAGATGCTGATTCTGTATCAACATTCTTTAGAGTACTTCATCCTCAAAAGTCTACTTTAAATTCTCCTGTGCAAAGCAAGAGCACTTTCTTGATCTTCTCTGCTAGCGACTCCTCGACTGTAGATGACACAGAGAACTTTTCTGGAGAGTACTACCGGCTGATATCTGGTTCATATGACCTGAAGGCAGACATTACAGATGTAGCAAACGTATGGGATTCGACAGCTAACATGAACTCCGTCGCAGGACATGACAACGGTCTTTTAATATATGACGGAAAACTATATTCTCCGAAGGCTAAAGGAAATTCTGGTGATTTTGCCAATGTTGCAGAGGGCGGTTTGTATCAGGGTCCAGATGATAATGTTGACTATTCGACACTTTCTAACGGAAGAAGAGCATATTATAGAGCATTCAGAAATGATACTGCTTCGGATCTGCCAGAGATGTTTGTGGAGATGACTGGAGATGCAGAGGTAATTCCAAGAAGCGGAGCCTTCGCCACAGGTTCGCTGGGTGCCAACAAGTATATCCACGTCGATGTAAAGATACCCGGACAAACAGAGTGGCTTGACCTCGCAAAACCAGGTGATACGTCAAATGATGAAGACGGTGATGGTTGTCTCAAGGGAACGCTAGACCAAGTTATAGATTCCGGCGGAAATAGAAATAATTGTTCGTTCCAAGGAGCAACAGCTAATGGTACCGAAGGAAGTACACCTCCGGTGTCGAGACAGGATTACGTGATAATTAGAATTGTCGCGGATGAAGACTGGACAGGAAACATAGACTCTCTTAGTATAGACTGGAGCACTGCATAATGGCGGGAAAGAGTAATACTACTGCTACGCTGTTTGCTCAGAAGAAACTTCTGAACAAAGCGCATACTAGTATTCTTAAGTCGGATGCTCAAGAGACGATCACGACCAATATTCAACCTGCCGCCCAAACCACGTTTGGTCAGGAGATTCCGTCAGAGCCCGAAAAGACGCTGTATTTGATACAGAGTGCTAGCGCGGGCTTGCCCGGAACAATCGAATATGTCCAATTTGATATAACCAGTATAAGCGGTACATCTTATGATGCTGACTCTATAGACTCTGGTGCTGGACCTTCGCCGTCTAATAACGGCCCTCACGGTTATGCTTTATCCCTACCTTCAAATTACGAGGCTCTTAGTTCTAATCCGAAGAAGGGATTAGGGGTTTTTGATAATGGTGCGGTCTTGACTGGATCTCTGGGTCGGGTACAAATTGTACCACCAGTATTCTCTGTTGATCGTCCTAATCCGTATGCAGTAACCCTATACAAAGGTACGCCTGGTCCTAATCCAGCTACTGATCCAAACATCATCCCTCTTGAAGCAGAGATTGATTATCAGCTAGACACATTCAACGGCGTCCTATTTGTACAGGATTACGATGCTTCTACTGTTCCTCTATATGCTCGGGCCTTCATCTATGTCGGCGACATGATAACCGAGGTGATAGAAGATATTAACGTATCTGGAGGAGGATCAGGTGACGCTAATGCAGAGTACATGGTCACTAGCCTAACAGGCTCGTTACCCAATGCTAAGTTGATAGAAGCTGGACCCGGTATTTCTATTACAACCGGTTCCAATTCAATAACGATATCTTCAACAACAGCGGCTGGCGGAATTGATGGTCGTAGTAAGAGGCGATATCTCCTCACTTCATCGCACCCTGCAAAAACAGAATTTATAACAGACTTAACGGACTTCTCAGAGGTCTCGTATAATCCTGACTTGATTGATGTTTTTCTTAATGGCACGCTGATGCATTCAGGTACTCAAGCTGAGGTCACAGCAGAGACTATTGACTATACTATCATGACTTCTGGGTCTATAAGTTTTGCGTTTGCGCTTTTCCAAGATGATTATGTTGACACTATTATATCTAGGGTCTCATCTGGGTCATCGGGATCAGGAGGTGGAGATTCCAATGCTGAATATCTAGTTCTTTCGACCACTGGCTCACTGACAAGTGAACGTGCATTCGTAGCTGGGACCGGTCTCAACTCTACCGACGCTGGAGCTGGAGGAAACTTTACTATTGATATTGACGACTCTGTTGTCGCGACCCTTACCGGCTCAGTGTTTACGGGCCCCGTAGAGTTCCAGGGAGCAGTAACTGGATCCTTTCCAGTAGACAGAAGCAAAGGCATCTATTTTTTGTCCTCTAGTATACCAGCTGGAACGAGCTTTTCTACCCCGTCCACCGACTTCTCAGAAGCGCAATACGATCAAGATAAAATCGACGTTTTTGTGAATGGGATGTTATTACACAGTGGGTCGCAGACACAAATAAATGCCTCCGAGCGTGATTACTACATAGATAGTGCTAGCAGTCTTAAGTTTTCTTTTGATATGAAAGTTGACGATGTTGTCGATATCGTTGTCTTCAAAGTCACTTAGATAATAGTTAATAAAGAATCCACAAGCGTCAAGATTCTGGTAATCGGAAAGTTTTTAGGAGAGCGTAATGCAGGAAAAAGAATCCAATATTTTTGAGACAGCAGACTTAGGCCTTGCTGCTTTTCTTTTAGTCAAGGGGTGTCCTCTTTTAGTCGCTGGTCGCGAAAAAAGTAGATTTTCTTTTGTTTTCGAGGGTAAGTCTGAATGCGAGTCTCTATCAATAAAGTATGTGAATAGCGATTTTGCAAAATTTGATGCATCTCTAAAAAATTTAAAAAATCTTGTTAAATAGATTTCTTCTGTATATTTAAAATCGTGAGGTCTCCTCACGTCGTTAGTTTGTATAGTTTCGTTCCTTAGTTAGTTAGTTAGTGAGTTTGTCTAAACATAACTAAGCGCTTTAAGCGCTCAAAGGAAAAACTATGTCTAGTACACAAATTAGATTACAACAACTTACCGGTTCACTTGCTTCTATTAAGTCCGGAGTGACCGGTGTTTCTACACAGGGTGCAGCAGCAGCATTCAATGCTGATGACCTTGAGGGTATCCTGAAGTACTACGCTCAGGCTCTTACCAACCTTCACGGTGCCGCTGAGTTCGGTAACCAGACAATCGGTAAGATTGCTCACGCTACCAACGACATCGTTCTTGAGTCACAAGGTAGCAGCCAGAAGATCTACCTTGACTCAAACTACCAAGTTCACCTTGCTGCTGCAGGTAGTGCTTCTGATTCGATGAAGATTGATTCTGAGCAGGGTGGTGTTGATATTGACGCCCTCTTGGGTGTTAACATTACTGCTGATTCTGTAGACTCCGACGCTATCCGTCTCAACGCCACTGCTGGTGGTATTGATATAGATTCTGCTGGAACCTTCTCACTCGTTTCTGCTAACACAACTGGTGGTAGCTCATCCGTCATCGACGGTGGTGCTTGGCTTGACCTTGAAGCTGATTACTCTGGTGGTGGTCGCATTAACATTGCTGCTAAGCAGTCGGGTGCTAGTGTTCACCTTAGCGTTAACTCACAAACCCACGCTCAATTCGACGAGAGCTTCTCGACCTTCGCTGTGGTTCCTGTAAAGGTCACAGACTCCTCAGCTGCTGCTGAATCCGATCAGGGTGCTCTTAGAGTTTCTGGCGGTGCTGGTATCGCCGGTGACCTCCACGTTGGATCAAGCCTCGTTGTTACCGGTTCAGCTATGGAGATGGTCAACAGCGCTGCACAACTTCAGTTCGCTGAGGACATCGCGAGAGTCAAGATTGACGGTACCACAATGATTGTAGAGTCTGATGCGGCTCTCTTCTTGACTGGTACTGGTGGTGCTTCTGTTGTATCTGACCACGCTTCTATGGGTGTTGAGCTCAAGGCTACGCAGGCTGGCTTGTACCTCACCGGTGCATCTGGTCTTCATGTCGAGACTGACAGCGGTGCTCACGGTGGTTACAACGGTGCTCTTGCGTTTGCAGCAGGAACCGACGGTGCTACTTTCGAGAGCAACTTCCCTGGCTCGTCGCTCCTCGGCGCTATCAACGCTCTTAACGTTAGCTTGACAGGCACTCAGCCTACTCTCATGGAGAACAAGCTCAGTGCTGACGTTTCTGAGAGCGCTGGTTCTTGGCCAGTTGTCGTTGCTTACGTTGAGGGTGATAACACCACTCTTAGCGGTTGGAACTCGCTCAAGAAGAACGAGCTTGACGTTTACGTCAACGGTCAACTTCTGCGTTCTGGTTCTAGCGACGACTATGTTCTTAACACAACTACTGGTCAGATTGACTTCAAGTTCGCGATTCTCGCGGACGACTTGGTTGTTGCAATCGAGCGTAAGTAATAGCTTACAGCTAGTTAGTTAAAAACTTCGGTTTTTCGGGTGGGAGCTTGTCTCCCACCCGTTTTTTTTTGCTTTTTATACTGTTCTAAAAGATAGTTATAATTCAACGTGTAATCTATCTAGATGGAGTTATGTATGGATTTTACAGATGTGATTGATGAAAAGTTGGCGACTTTAAGAGCTAGTCGGGAGACACTGGAAAAAAATGCTTCTGATTTTATGTTCCACGTACACCGAGTTAACGAGCAACTGTTAGGCGCTATAGAACAGATTAATGACCTTGAAGACGATCCAGCGCTGATTAAAGCTGAGTTTGCGTCAGTGATGAAGCAGGTTGCTCCCGTCCTTGTGAGTTCTTGGAACACTGCTCACGGTGATCTCGGCGCTCTTGATCAAGAAATAAAACGTTTCGAAGAAATGAGGTCTATGTATGTAGATTGGTCGTTACAAACAGCAGAGCCTGAACAAGAGAGCGACCTTCTTCCGCAATCTGATATCGTGCAATATGAACCTGATATCGTACAAGGTGTTCTTGACGGAACAATTCCTGAGCCAAGTAAAAACTCCGCGATCCGGAGAAAGCCAGGAACACGTCCACCCCTAACCCTCAAGCAATATAGGCAAATACAGGGTGGTGAAGATTCTAGTGAGTAATACTTAAGGGTATGGCTGGAATACTAGACAAAAAGACAAGGTTTGTTGATACGTTCTTAACTGATCGTGGCAGGCAAGAGCTAGCGAAAGGTGAGCTTCGTTTTTCGTTTGCTACTTTCTCTGACTATGGCACGTTTTATGATACAGACATATCCAACCCCAGGGTTGCTAGCGAGGTAACTTCTAGAATTCAATTTGAAGCAGCAAACCGCCACCAAGACTTGGTGATACCTGAGTATGATGCGGACGGAGGAATGTTATATCCGACTGACGGATTTGACTTGGTCAATGGTCAATTATCTATATTAACTGGATCTGATACGCTTCTAAAGGGATCATCGCTAGTCGCTTCTGCGTCTGTTGCTATATCTGATTCGATGCAATCTTTTAGTGACATTCGCCCATTACGCTCTGAAGAAGCTATACAGAGAACAACTGGATTTGAGCTAAGTCTTGAATCTAACGTCTTTGAGGTAAATTCTACGTTTCCCTTGTCTCAAGCTGCACCAAAAGAAATCTTGCTTGAGAACGCTGAAAGTCTGTGGCAGGATAAGAAACTGACTCATGTTAGAAACTTTCAATTCTTGCCACCTGTGAATAAAGTGTCTGGGAAGGTACTTAAAGACTTTCCGAGACTACAGCAGCCAGCTCCGCTTTCTTATGAAGATCTTAGAATAGAGCTTGAAGGGCTTAGTAGCAATGAGTGGTCAGGTGTTGGTCCCCCTGCTGAAGTTGTTTTTGAAAACACAAGCCCTCAAAATAATTTAGTTTGCCAAGTATGGGAAATAACGAGTTCTAGCGTGGAAAAGCTTCGAATGATAGATTTTGGTGAATTTGCCGATGCCGACCCATTCTCTCCTGGAAAACATGTTTTCTTCGTCGGCAAGCTGATGGATGATTCCACTGGCGATAAGACTTTCTTAAACCTATTTACGGTGGTGTTTGATTAATGTTACTAAGAGCCCCAGTTCTAGAAGAGGATATTATCACTCTGCCTTCTCATCCTGCTGAGATCAGAAATATCATATTTCGTGAAGATTCTGATATCATTTTTTATCGTGTGACTGTAATGCTTGACGTAGACGCCGTCATACAGAATGATTCTTATAACCTTAATGCATTTGTGTATAAGAAAAAGCCTGATGAGAATCTTGCTGAAAGAAAAGTTACTTCTCCACGCCGCTGGAAAAGAAAGACTAAAAGGTTAGAGAAAAAAGTTCGCCGCAATGCAAAAAAACGCCGTGAGCAAATCATAGCCAGAACCCGTGTTGATGTGTCAAAATACATCAGCAATGACCTCGCAAACGCAAAACTAGCAAGCTTGACCAGGCAACAGCTAAATAGCATTTCTGCTTTATCAACTGTGGTGAAACCACTAGATCCATTTACGCAAAACGTCAAGGCTTCTATCGTCACATCGACTCCTGGCATTAACCCATTTAAGAAGAAGGCTTCTAAGAGTGCTAAAAAAAGTAATTTAAGCACAACAGTGAATCAAACACCAAACGCTAAAGTACCAAGCTCCCCCAAATTTTCAAAAAGCATTTTAAAGTCAAAAAAAGATCCTGCGTCTATAAATTCGTCGTCTTTAGTTTCTCTTAAGACTCTGTCTAAGCCGTTACAATCGCTAGCTTCAAGTTTTGTCTTTACACCACCAACAGCTCTTCAAGCTCTTCCTATTGTTCGTGTTTCTCCACGACAGAAAAAAGTAGATTTTGTTTTAAGGATCTCGAGAAATAGACTTGTAGATGCTTCATCATTCTTCTTGAAGCTTGAACTTGAGAATAAAAAAGGAATCAAAGTAGATGAAGCGTCATGTGTTATTCCCCATGCAAGGATACTGAATACGTTTATTACTCCCAATGCTGCTCCTAAGCTTGAGGCCGAATATATCAAACCTGGCGCAATTTCTGTGAGAATCACCCCGCCCCGTGATAGGATGGCCAAAACCCTGAAAGTATTTCGACGACTTACTGCGCCTGTAGAGGGAGGTACTGATTCTGGATCTGCGTGGAGTATTGTTTATAATTCTTCTATAGAGGGTAGCGCTGAGGTAGCTTTTAAGGATGAGATAAGTACCTCCAGGCCAGTGCTCTATAGAGCTGTAGCATACGGAGAAAATTCTAAGCCTTCCGAGAAGTTCGCCTCTACAGTCGTTTTGCCTTTAAAACAGTTTGCAGTAAAGCAGACGGGAGCTTTGACAGCTGTTCCACGAATGACGACCAGCGGCTCAAACACATTCGTCAAAGTCATGGTAAAAGATATACCAGATGACGTTGTTACAGTGATGTTGAGAAGGTACGATTTGACGACCGCATCTGACGCTAAGAGAAAGGCATCAACCGGCTCCGGATTTGTATACGTCGGAAGTACACCAGATCTACAAACACTTGGTGTTGAACAGCTCGGTCCAAATTCGTCTGTGTCTTTCACAGATTTGGCAACCAAAACAGGAAGAACCTACAGCTTCGTACCTGTAGGTGTAACCAAGGCAGGTCGTGAAATCGTGGGTTCTTCTGCAATTCTTGAGATCCCTATCTCTCCCTCAAGAGAAAAAGTCAGAATGTCTGTCACTGCTCCAAAGATAGTGTCCGCCGAACCGGCTTCTGCCGAGCTGTCATTCGAGCTGTCTGCCACATTCACTGAATTCGGCTTCTCTGAAGTCAGAAATACGCTGGAGTCAGGAGGTCAGAAATCGTTATTCGATAATAATTTGATCCAAGATCGTGATAAGTTCGAGTCGTTAATAAGTTTCTTAGTCGAACGCCGAAATTCTAAGACAGGAGAGGAAGAGAGCTTTGGCGTAGTCCAAGCTGGTGAGTTTTTCGATAATCCTGAAAAAAGAGAAGAAAAAAATGTGAAGCCACCAGAGCCTGGAACAGAATACACGTACATTTTTACGGCTCTTATTGCCTCTGCCGAGTCTTTGTTTCCGACTCTGACAAGAAGTGATGTTGATATAAGGACGCTACAATCCTTTTCAAGGAAGGTTTCAAAGTTCCAGAACCCGCTATCGTTAAGTAGAGCTACACTACAGTCCACACAGCGGCAGCAGGACAAGACACGGCCTTCTCGTCTTGAACCGTCCGACCCAGTGGTCGCTGGTCGTACAGATGTCCAAGTGGTTCATGAAATAAGATTTCCGCTGTCTTCTAGAGACGACAATACACTTAGGATAGAAAACTACAAGAGCTTTAATCGTTTAGTCTGGAAAACGTCTCAAGCAAACACGATCGACCATTTCAAGATATACGTTATCTCTTCCGGTGGTAGAGTATTAATAGATACTGTACATTGTGATGATTCAACTTCTGAGTTTTATTATAGACATTACAGCAAAGATTATGCCGTGAACTATAAATACGTAATACAACCAATAAACTTGGCCTATGAAGAGCTCTCTCCTATCTATAGTCGATCAATCAAAGCTTTTAGCGCCTTGAAGACCTTGTCATTGTCGAGCTTCACTAAGATTAAGAGGCTGTAATGTCTGATTTATTAAAAGATCTAAAAACTAAAGACAATCCTGCGAAAGGCTCTACTGCTCCTGTGACCTTAGAAGAGCTGTTGCTGAATGAAAATCAGGTCATTCAAGACGTAGCAGAAGTGTCGACAGAACAAGACCAAGAAGAGACTGTCGCTAAGTCACGCCGTGAACGCCGAAAGAAGCTTAAGACAAATCGGGTTGTTGATAGAGCAAAGTCCAGTCAAAGTTCTAGAGTACAAGATAGAGCTAACTTAAGAAGACAAGAGAAGAATGTCTCTAATCTTCTAGACAGACAGAAGGCTTCATCACCAAAGAAAGAGGTTCAAAAGCTAGAGTTCGTGGGTTCACCGAGAGGACAAATGAAGAAAGCTTTTAACACCACAAACAAAAGTGATGTTAAGATAGTACGACCCGTACTTCTTGGTGCTTTTGATTTTGAGCCTATCCGCGATGGCTCTGGATGGACTCCTGCTGGTAATCTTCTACGCCTTAAGAGGGCAGTCAGACAACTAAAGGTAGACAAACAGGTAAGCATCTCTATTAACGATACTAGTTTTTCTGAAGTCCCGTTAGTCGCCGCGCTAGAAGAATATTCCAAGTCAAGCGAGTTGTTTAGATCAAACTTAAATCCGTCAAATATCTCTCTATATGAAGAAGCGCTAACTGCCTTTGGACTGACAGTAGAAGACGGTGCAAGCTATACCGAAATCTTGTACACACTGATGATAGAGTATAATAGGGCTTTAAAGGCAGGATCGGCTCGTCTAGATGAAAGTTCAGACCGTGCTATAGAGCAAGGAACATCGCTTGTTTCTTCTAAGGATGAAAAAATAGAATCGTATGTTGCCGCGCTTAAGGGTTCTGACAGTCAGTGTTATGATTTATTCGTGGATGCCGATGATGATGATATAGAAATATCTCTTAAGTGCATGCTTTCTTTGTTATCGAAAGAGGCACTTCTTTCATATAACACTCTGAAATACAACAGTGACGATGCTACAACAAACAATATAGAAGTCACGAGCTTGTGGGCGAGAAATCTTCTAATGACAAAAGAAGATAAAAACGCTATCAAGAAACCTTCTCGTGTTACAGCGAACGGAAACTTTACACGAAAGACTGCACACGGAATATGCTTTTCTGGTAAAGACCCGGAAACGAATAGAAAGACGTACAATTATCCTTTTGAACCGTCTCAAATAATAACAGCAGATGGTACGAAAACACTCACGAGTTTTGATTTCGCTGAAAGAGCCTCCAATACTTCTGGAGTGGTTTATTATGGTGTTAATGAGAACGGCGAAATAGCAGAATATGAAACCCCATATGAAGCCACGTCTGATGGCTTGAGCCGTGTGAGTTCACAAATCACTTCGCTGTTCGACACTTCCAGTATAGGAACCGGCGATTCTTATGCCGTTAGTTTCTTGACTGGTATCCTTGGTTGGATGAGTCTGTCTGCGGCCGTTGCTCCTAATTTTACGAAGTTCATGGTAGGTCTCCAAGCAATGGTTGAAGCAGCCGAAAGTAAAGACATACTTGATGAATTCATGATGTACTTGGCGTTTCGTCAGGAGAAAATTCAAGACTACGACGGTGTAGGTGATCCGTTACCGGGTCCAGCAACAGTGTTGCGTCGTTCAAAAAGGCTAAGAAAAAAGCTTGCAAGCGCCGGTTCCGGAAGGAAAAAAACTACATTAACGTCAAACCCAAGAAAAGTGTCTGTTTCCCCTCCACCTGGAGAGTCTTCCGGTACCAAGACGTTTGTATCACCAGAAAAAAGATCACAGATAACAACCCAAGACAGAGTTTCTAGCTCCGACTCCGGTACCCTAGAGTCAATCTACGATCTGACGTTTGAGGAAGTAGCAGCTAGACTTGCTAAAAAACTTTCAAGAAGATTTTCCTATAACAGTGTAAGGTTTTCTGTTGATCCATCGAAGACGTTATCCATAGACGAAGATATTGTAAAGTCTGCTCTGACAGATTTGACGAATGCTATATTTGAGTCAATGATGAACTATAGCCAGATTGTAACGCAGGGTATGTCTAAGATAGATGACGAAGACCCGAAAGTCTTTGTGGAGTCTAAATCAATACTCAATAGGTACAACGAAAGCGCCTTTAGCGTCTTTTTCATCTCGATATGTTGTAAGCTTGCTAAGCTGATTGTTGGTCCTCGTGCCTCAATCACCACCGGGTCTTCGATGTATGCAAGAATCAAAGCTCCCGGGGTGAGTAAGTCCTCGACTTCTTCTGGTGAAAGAACTAAAGTGAAAGTATCATCTTCTTACTCTACCGACTTGAGAGAATTAAGCGAGTTTTTGAGCTCTGACGAGCGTGATACATCTGACATAATAGACACATATCCGACGTTGGCTTCGATTATATCATCGCTAGCCGAAGAAGAAGAGTTTTTGCGTACGTTTGCATCATCTTTAGCTACATTCTTTTCAAATGTAAATAATAGTTTTGGTTCATTGAGAGATGCTCTTAGCGCAGAGATAGACGGAAAGAAGTTATCAGAATATCTCGGTTCAGTGACTCCTTCTTCTGACCTCACCAAGCTTATGAAAACGTATCCCTATTTTCTGAACGCTAGTGACATGATGTATAATAACGTCAAAGTGAAAAATAAGACCACAAGTAAAGATGGTTTTCGCTCTTTATTATCTATAGAGCAAAAGAAACAAAGAGTCTTATGTATTGGTATACCTGCGGGTCTGATAGAAAAGACCAGATACGAGCCAGCTGAAATAGAAGATGTTTCATCATCTGCTGCTCAAAATGTAGATGACAGTGTCTTCTCTATTCTGATAGAGAAAGTCGACCTGACAGATCCTGATATTAAATACAAGGATAAGGAGTTTGAGTTTTCAAGAAACTTATTCTGTATAGGAGCTGATCCTTACCTGGCGTTCCTGAATGTAGATAACAATTTCTCGTGCGCGAAAATTTGGAGATATCATGCACAAAGAATGTACGGTGATGATATCGTGAAAAATCATTTAACTGACTTTGCTCTTAAACAGTACGCAGAACTACAACTTGACGCTAATTTTTTTGAGAGTTCTTTTACAGCTGGAGAGAGAAGTCAGAGTAATAAAATAGACGTGCCAGCGCTGAGATATGTTGATACCACAACAGTCGAGTTTTTGTCTGCTTCAAATCTTGCTTTCGATCCACTTTCAAGAAGTGTGTCAGATATGGCCTTTTATTCCGAAGGCTCAATAGACATTGATAAGGTGAGAATGGAAGACCATTATGAATACTCTGCTTTCGAGTTTTTGAATTCTTACGGTGTAAGATTTATTCCAGAGTTCGAGCAAACCAGACTTAACAAGGGTGTACTGTTTGAGAAAGTTATCTGCGTTCCTATTGATGACTCTACCTTCGAACTAGACTTAGACGACGATGTCGATGATGAGCAATCATCTCAAGAATCCGCTGCAATACAAGCAAGGCTGACATCACAAGATGAGGTTGGGATAGGTCTAGAGACGTCTCAAGGCGTTGATATGTATACTTACAGAGTGTCACTAAAAGTAGGAAGAGAGGTGTAGTTTGAGTTTCGAATCAATACCAAGTAAGCCGCTTAACCTTTTTGATGTGCCAGAAGTTAATTCGTTATCTATAACTTTTTCTTACAATTTTTTTACGCCTGACGAGAAAGTCGATGAGTCTGGTAACGAGGCTATAAATGGAAATCTTTCTGAGAGGTTCCTACGAAAAGGAACCGCCGACAAGACAAACTTGAACGCTCGTGTCCCGCGTTATGTTGAACTAAAATTTTCGGTATCTGATAGTAAGAAAAAAATGATGGGCCGCCAGAGTCGATCTTCTTCCCTTAAGTCAACCAGAGAGGAAGTGCTAGAAGCTCTTAATAATGGTCTTATTATTACAGAGGAAGATGTGTCCGCTCAACGTCTTAAGTCTTCTGTCATCGGCAACCAGTCGCTAGACTCCGCGCTCGAAAGTTTCATGAGACTAGCTTTAAATAGATATTCAGCAGCTGTTGAAGAGTCGAGTGTGCAGGATGCTGTAAGGCTTCTTGCTGCAAAGACTAAAGTCAACTCAAGCTATCTATCTTCGAACATGGTTCCTCCTTCTCTGAACGAAAGACCTGATAACAAACAGTTTGTCAAATTTGTCACTAAGGAAAAGAAGGTCAAGTCCGCATTAGCTCTAAACACAGGGTATGCTACGATGGCTATTAAGCCGGCTTTAGAACAAGGAGCGTCACTATACAACGACGCGCTGATAAGTAGATATTCCGAGTATTCACAATCTATGACCCACCCTACCGACTTTTTTGTAACAGAAGATGAGGGAGTATTTGATGTCCCATCTGCTGATATAACAAAAAGTGACGAAGAGTCATTCGTACCTGAAGCTTCTGTCATAGGCGTCATGTTTGAAAAATATAGAGTGTACAAGGGAAAACGGTATCCAATGCCTGTGGTGCTAGCAATGGGAAACAGTCCATCCGCTGCTTATGATTCCCAAGTTGCATATGGGCAGACATACGAGTATATAGCGACAACTTTGGCAAAAGTAAAAATACCGGTGACTTCTGATGATGGTCGTACGTACATACAAACTATGTTCATTGCCTCAAAGCCTTCATCTCCCGTACGAGCAAAAATCACAGAGGCCCGCGCCCCAGAGCCGCCGCAAGACATCAACTATCACTTCGACTACAGCTCTGAAGATCTTTATGTTACTTGGGCGCCTCCAGTAAACCCACAGCGCGATGTGAAATATATTCAAATATATCGAAGAAGCAGCGTTGATGAAGCATTCGAGCTAATAGCAAACCTCGATTTTGATGATTCGATCATAAGGAACAAGCCGATAGAGAGTATTGATGAAAGTTTAACTTCTGCATATTCGTCAATGCCTACATATTTTATAGATACCGAGTTTGGAAGAGAGAGCTCTTACATTTACGCGTTAGTCGCAGTGGACGCCAGATTAATCAGCTCGCCGTACTCTACACAAGTTAAAGTGACATTTGATAGTCAAAAGAATAAAGTCAAGAAAGAGTTAGTCAGTTATGCCGGCGCGCCAAAGCAGTACCCAAACTGGATGATTAAAGAAAACTTTTTCGTTGACTCTATGAAGGACTCTTCTCATGAGAAAGTTAATATTTACTTTAACCCTGAAGCATATACCGTTGTAAAGGGAAATGGAGAATCTTTCCCGGCGTTTTATTCGACGACCATTGATCCTCTTTCAAAGTATGTGTTTCAATTTATGAATACAGATAGACTTTTAGAAAAGAAACTGGAAGTAACAATAAACGATGAAGTGTACCAATCAGTCGTGGCTGCGTCGGAAGTAGCTGGAGAAGATGATGACGAATAGTTTATGTTGTTTTCCGGGCGATATATTTAACAATGGTTCAGGAGGAAATTAGATGGGTTTTTTGGATAACAGTACTAACAACATAATCGTTGATGCAGTGCTAACAGACTATGGAAGAGAGCTCTTAGCCAGAAATGACGGCAGCTTTTCGATTGTGAAGTTCGCTTTTGGTGATGATGAAGTTGATTATACACTCATAGAAAAGTTTGGTCGGACTGTCGGTAAACAAAAGATAGAATTAAACACACCAGTGTTTGAGGCACAGACGAACCAAAACTTTGCGCTTAAGCACAAACTTATAAGTTTGTCTAATCCAACTCTTTACAAGCTACCGACCGTTACCTACACTTCTTCTGGATTGACCGGGACGAATCTTGCGTTTAAGAGATCTGGAGCTAATGCTACTCAAACGATTGTGTTCACCCAAGCTCTCGCTGATGAGAATACCATTGAACCAGAATTGAGAGATCAAACATTCCTCGTTAAGCTGCCCTATCGATTTCTGGAGCTCGGCGGGGGTGAGACACCTGACTCTATCGATTCAGAAGAAATTGCAACGTATATCGTTACCCGTGACTCGGCGACAACAGCCGCCGGCGGCTCTACATTGACATTAGAAATTAAGACGCGCTCTATATCAGATAGTGTGTTTACCTATTATGGTGATGCTGATAACAAAAATCAAATTTCCACTACATTTTCAGCAACAGGTGTACAGTCTGGCGTCGTAGTCCAATTGACGGCTACAATAGAGAAGTGAGGAAAAAGTGGCAACGTTTAAAGAAATATCAGCAGCGGACGTAAAGACATCACGTTCTGTCCTGAACCAACTGGTCGATGTTATTCAAGAAGATATATCAGGTTCTGCGACAAGGAAGTCATACCAACAGTTCGTGACAGGTGGCGTTGGTCCTGGTGTAACATCATCTTTGTACCAAACAGTATATGATCAAGATTTTACCTTACAGACAGCAAATCCGCTTTTTGACATGACGGTTGGTGTCTACGAATCTGGGGCTACAGTTCTCAGTTCTTCAACAGGTACTGACTCAAATGGTAAACTTCTTTTCCCGTCTCAGTCTTTGATGATGAGAGAAAAGGTTGATGTATATCGACAGTATGCCGCCAATCTGCTAGGCGATTCTTCTCTATCATTCTCTACGCCTTACGGATCCACGAACACCGATGACCAGGTAGACAACGCCGCGTTTATATCTTTCAAACGCCTGTTTACAAGAGACAAGATCAAGCGAGAAACGTTCGCAATGAAGATGTATCAATTCGCGAATGGAGCTGATGAAACGAACAGGAGTTATGCAGTCACCGGTGAGCAAAATCTATTTCAAACAGCGACCGGGTCTGCCAGTATCTTTACAGATTTCGGATCATCGACTAACAGACGCCGAACTTTCGGCGGGGAGGTTGGTAACCTTGTCGATTCCACCGACTCATCTAAGCACGTAGGGCTTGTTTTTTACGATGCCGGAACAGTCGTTCTCAACCTTGGTGGTCGAGGAAGCGCTGCCTCACAATTAAGAGCAGTTGCAGGAGACCAGTATCTCTCAGGCGCGATCTCTGCCATGGTTGCAGCTTCTAGCGCGGACAATCTAGATGTGCCGTATGGCAAGGAAATAATGGGACTATCTTCGTTCAGCGCCGGCGTTGGCGCGACCAAGTTGGTTCCTGACTTAATGACATCTGCTAGCATTGATGATATTGTTGATCACCTTAGTATGACTAGATTTTCGTCAGGTTCATTGACAGCTGCGACGTTCCAAAACAATACAAACATCAATTCTACTCTTATCTTCTGCAGAGCGACAGCAGACGAATTCAACTATTCTTCTAACCCAACATACACCGATTCTGATAACAGGATCAGAGTGATTGAAGAAGGACAAGAAGACGTGCAACGCTCATTCACGTACATTACGACTGTTGGTCTATACGATGTGAATGACAATCTACTAGCCGTCGCAAAGCTTTCTCGCCCTATTGAGAAGAATGATGAGAAGGATTTGACTGTTCGAGTGCGACTCGATTTCTAGTAGGGGGTCCGAGTGTCCCTTTTCAAGCTGGACAAAAGCTATTTCGATTCTTTCAAGGTCTTAGCGAAACCTAAGAGAACCTTTTCATCATCCAGTAGTGGTGTCACGGGATCGATACCTGTGTATCCCGGCGCATCCGTGCAGATGAAAGAGGTGGTTCTTTCTTTTTCTGATGACCTTGTAGATGATGAAACAGCTGAGTCGTTACGACAAGATATAATAAAGACGGGAGTTAACAAGAATTCTTTAGAAGAATACTTGACTGCCGTGAATGCAGAGACAGCCAACGCTCGACTCAACAAGAAGGTCGAAGTCTTTCGATTCGAACCTTCATTCCGCTTTACTAGCGATACGATAAGAAAGTGCGTCATCAAGGACGTCTTGTATCCGTTCTATAGAATTAGATATGGTAAGGCTTGTAACTGGGCATTCACGAACTATAACACCCTAAACTTTTTCTCAACACAAGATGATACGGTACCTGAAGACGCGGTATTGATATATCCCGCAACAGGGTCATACAAATATAGACCTACTGGATCATTCTCGTTTGAGTTTTATATCAACCCCCGGTATCATGAATTCACACGTCATGGAGAGTTTCCAGCCGGCACTCTGTTGCATCTTTCTAGTTCGTATGCTGTTTCCCTTGTCTCTGGAAGCTCAAGGGATTCTAATGGCTTTGTGGATGGCTTCAGACTGATGTTACAGTTGAGTCATTCTGCAGAGATACCGCCATCAGAGTGTAGTTTAACTCTAAACGACTCAACTCGTACTGAACCTTATGACTTCATATTTTCGTCGTCAGATAATTCACTTACTAGAAATCGCTGGCACCACTGTTGCATTCGGTGGGACAATAATACTCAGAACTCCACAGGTTCCTTCATCATCGACGGTGAGACTAAGGGAACTTTTGATATTCCCACTTCCGCATTGAGTGGTAGTTATCTACAGCGTGAGCTACCGAGTACTGTAGATAGAGGGCTACCTTCTCTGTCTGGCTTAGGCCCACCAGACGCTTTATTTGTTGGTAACTTTTATGTCGGTCCTAATTCAGATGGAGGCACAACTGAAGACTACACTTCACAGTTCTTTAATCCGGATGTTGCTTACTCTGACGGAATAATGAATTACTACGGTCCGACTATCACACATGAAACTAATCCTGCTGACAAGCCCGGTGAACCAGATATCTTTTCTTTCACTCACCCCTTGAACGCAGAAGTTCATGAGGTAAAGATCTATAACAAGTATCGTACAGACTTTGAGATTGATGAAGCTCGCCAGAACGGATTTACGAGCTTGGAGAGTGAAAAGTCATCAGGGCTTCTCTTCTATCTTCCTCCCTTCTTCGTAAAAGACACAGCAGAGCGTGATGTTTTGCAAACGCCATTCCAGACTGCTAGGGGATCTACTGACGACCCGTTTAACGTTCCCCTATCATTCGGCGTCGGCGGACACTATCTAAACTTAGAAAACTTTACCAAAGAATTCGTAGAAGGTGTGTGGCCTCGATTATTCGCGTTGTCTGGATCAACAATAGACGATTCGACTGGGTGGTCAACTGCAAATAATTTCTTGTTCACAACAGGTAGCGTTAGAAAGAGAAACCTGACGATTCTTCCAAACGACAACGGTTTATTTATACCAAACTTTGGGCTTCTTGAGGAGGGTATAACGGATCCCGGACTGACGGGTTCACTGTCTTTGTATAAGGATGATTCTGGCTCTAAAAATCTAATGCTTGTCAACTTGTCTGAATTGCTGCCAACGGCATCGGTTGGTAGAGGATTGTTAGGTACAGAGACAGAAGGTAGTATATCTGAAAGCCTACAAGGAGCCACTCCTGATGACCCAAGTGTTCCAGCTGGCTCAATATTGACGATCTATAATAGAACTCGAGACCCTTCATCAAATGAAATCACAATTTTTGATGCTAGTAATCTGTTCTACGGAAATAAGATTGATCCTGGTACGTATGTGTTGACAGATTCGTCTATAACAGGCTCCGGCGGTAGAGTTGCCATAACACTTAACGATCACAGCGGGAGCCTATACAGGGCCGACTGTGATACTCCAAGAGCAAAGTGGAATCCTGTCGGCGCCCTTTTATATGAAGAAGGTATTGCAACAGTACAGACACCCCTCATTCCACGTTTCGGCGCTGATCAGTTTGAGGTATCTTTTGATGGTCAACAAAACATTCACGTTTTGCGTATAGATGTACCTGCAGATCGTGGTGATCTAGATCTTTCTACGAATCCTTCGTTCCTGCAATTAGACCCCACGGATCAGCCTGCTGATGAGGGCACAAAGTTTTGCTATATCACTAACGTTAACTTACATGACGAAAATCTTAATATTATAAGTAAGACAAATTTCTCTCAAGCTTTAGTCAAGAGAGAGAATGATAAGTTTGTGATTAGGATAAAGCTGGACTTTTAATGAGGCTTGGACTAGACGTATCTACATCAAATGTCGGGTGGTGTTTGCTAAATGAAGCAGGTAGCATAGTCACTGCCGGGGCTGTTGAGCTTTCAAAAAAGAAAGACATCTTCGACAAAGCACTAGCCGTCCGCGAAGCACTACGTGATATAAGCAGAGATCATGAAGTAACAGATGTCGCGATAGAAGAGAATCTACAAGCGTTCCGTCCTGGATTCTCTAGCGCAAAGACAATCGTTACGCTGGCAAGATTCAACGGTATTGTCACTCTTATCGCATTCGAAGAGCTAAATGTCCAGCCAGAGTTTGTGAACGTCAATTCTGCTAGAAAACTCGCTGGCTTGAAAATAATCAAGAAGTCTGATGTAACCACGAAAGACCAAGTCTTAAATTTTGTGAAAGAGAAGGAACCAACTTTCGAGTGGCCGACTCGAACCCTCAAGTCAGGCGCAAGAAAAGGTCATGTAATACCAGCCGATTGCTGTTATGATATAGCAGATGCATATATTGTAGCAGCAGCCGGTTGTGTTTAATGAGTGAAGATCTTCTCATAAGAAAAAGAATAAAGCTGATTCGAGATGCTTTTGGTGACGTTCTTCTAGATAGAGACGGAGTTAACGCTGCGATCTGCTGTATTAATCCGAAGTGTTCGACATACGGAAAAAAGCATAAGAAGAAGCTGTGTCTTAGGGTTGATAATGAGTTTTATCACTGCTGGGTGTGTGGTACAAGAGGTAAGGGCCTCGCTCGTTTCTTCAAGATTCACGCTCCTCGATATTACAACATCGCTGAAGACATCTTTCACAAACAGGTAAAAGAAAAAGAAGCCCAACAAGAGAGAATTACGCTTCCTGAAAACTTTAGGCTACTAGCAGCCATCGGTAGAAATGCCGATCCGGATCTTAAGGCTGTAAAAAAGTATGTTCTTCAGCGTGGGGTTACCGAGAAGCAAATGTGGTATTTTAAAATGGGAGCCGTTCCCTCCGGTCGTCTACGCAGAAGAGTTATAATTCCGTCTTTCGATTCAGAGGGCTTCTTAAATTACTACACTGCTCGCTCAATCGATGAAGATAACAGGAAGTATGTAAACCCAAAAGTAAAGAGGTCTGAAATTATCTTTAACCAGATTAATATAGACTGGTCTAAGCGACTGATTTTGGTAGAAGGACCATTTGACTTAATAAAGAGTGTTCAAAACTCTACTTGCCTGCTCGGGTCTTCTTTAAGCGAGAACCACCTGTTATTCCAAGAAATTGTTAAGAATAATACACCCGTGACTCTAGTACTTGATCCGGACGCTAAACTAAAATCACAGAAAATTGCGTCATTACTGCACTCATATGACGTTGATGTAAAAACTTTAGACATAGAGCCCCATACAGATGTCGGAGAAATGCCTCTCGGTAAACTGTCTAAAATGCTTGAGCGAGCAGTACCGTGGTCCTCGAACGATAGATTGAGATCTCTAATAAGTACAATTCGCTCCGGCTCCTTAATATAGATATTGGAGTATTAATTAATGACTTTAAAGTGCGCGCATTTTGCAGATATTCACTTTCGAGGCCTTTCCCGCCACGACGAATATAGAAAAGTGTTTTCTCAATCATTCGAGAAACTAAAAGAATTGCAACCTGATATCATCTTCTTGGGTGGGGACATTGTACATTCTAAAACCCAAGGAATCTCACCAGAGCTAATCGATATCCTACGCTGGTGGTTCACCAGCCTTGCTGACATTGCTCCAGTGCATATAATACTTGGCAATCATGACGGTCTAATGACAAACGAAGATCGTTTAGATGCAGTTACGCCGATTGTAAGAGCGATTGGTGACCCTAGAATCAAACTCATGAAGGGTACAGGAGTGTATCCGACGGGAATTCCCGGGTACAACTGGTGTGTATTTTGTTGTTTTGACCCTAAGGGCTGGCCTGACTTAAAGCCTCCGGAAGATGGAATCAACATTGCGTTATATCACGGTCCTGTGAATGGTTCACTAACTGACCAAGACTGGGAAATTAATGGCGATAGCGTTAAAGTTGACTTTTTTAAAGGCTTCGACTACACTATGCTGGGAGATATCCACAAGAGACAGTTTCTGACTGAAAAAGTAGCATACCCTGGTTCTACGATACAACAGAACTATGGCGAGGACGTTGAGAAAGGTTTCTTGTTTTGGGAAATTCGAGATAAAGACGACTTTGATGTTAAATTTATAGAACTGAAGAATGACCATGCTTTTCGTTCAATAAAGTGGCAAGGAGATGTTTCTTCGACACTGGATGAAGTCCAAGATGACTGGACAGGTTCAAGGTTTAGAGTGATCCATAAAGGGATGACTCAAACTGAATTTAAGCAGCTTCAGAATTCCTTAAGGGAAAAGTACGATGCGTATGAGGTCGTCTCCAAGAATGAGCAGGAAAGCTTCAAGGGGGCTGATACTGAGATCGCGACAAGCATCGGGAAAATATCAAGGAATGACCTTAGAAGCTTCAAACAACAAGACGCCTTGATGTCTGAATACGTCAAGCGTATGGAGCTTTCTGATGAAGACAGACAGTCACTACGAGAACTGCATAAAGACGTATTCGGAAGGTGTGTTCAAGAGGCCTCCGCCAAGTCACACCAGTGGAGACTTCGGCGCCTAAATTTTGATAACACGTTTGGGTATGGAGAAGGCAACATAATAGATTTCGATACCTTGAACGGTATAACGGGAATATTCGGTAAGAACAGGGTCGGCAAATCTTCAATTCCTGGCACGATATCTTATTCTCTATTTAATGCCTCTGATCGTGGCACTCTTAAGAACATCCATATCGTAAACAATCGAAAGAATTATTGCAAAGCCGCCGCCGACTTTTCAGTGGCTGGAGAGATGTGGAGAGCAGAAAGACAGACAGTAAAGAGAACCAACAGAAACGGTGTCGTATCTGCTCCAACGAACTTAAATTTATTCAGAATAGATGAATCTGGTAACCCAATAGAGGATGCAACCGGCGAACAGCGCAGAGAAACAGAAAAGACTCTGCGCGAATTAGTCGGTACTGTAGACGACTTTATGATGACGTCATTCGCTTCTCA